ATGGCAGGTTGGTCGACCGTGTCGTTGTGCGAACTGCTTGCCCCTGTCTCAGTCCACCTCTGCCGGGAGGGTTGGGGAATGATAGTTGGCATCCGCGAGACTCTTCCAGAACTCATCGGCCGCGCCGAAAGCGGCACGGGCGGTGATCGGGAGCTAGACTGCCTGCTCGATGCCGTTCTCGATGGACGCTCGATCAGTGAGAGCGGCAACATGATCCTAGCCAGAAACAGCCGGCCGCCGCACGACACGTATATCCTCGGCTGGATCGACCCAGGCAAGACGAGCCGGAATTTCTCGGAAGGTCCGTCGCGCCCTCCTGTCCCGCGCTACACCACTAGCCTCGACGCTGTGGTCGATCTGCTTGTGCGGCGACTGCCGGCCATCACCGACAACTCAGCGGCCGATTTCCTCGCGGCTTCGATCGACGAGATGATGGTCCGTGGCTGGCGCCCCAGCGAGCCGAACATCCCCCAGATTTGCCGGGCTGTCCTAGCCGCTTTCCTGCGCGCTCTTGAGGAAGCTCGGACACTCGCGGATGCGCACTCTAAAAATCCCCCGGAGGCAGAGCATGGCTGAGAAGATGGAGGCTCCTAAGCTCGACAGGATCACGAAGGCGGTTGCCGGAGCGTGGTTCGGGATGATGCGCCCTGACGGAGAGAGCCACCTCCGCTTCGGCCTTCAGCAAGGGCGCCCCACGGTCGAAGTGGAACGCGCGCTGAACATCCTCGAAGCGCATGGCATGGTCAGCCGGACGCCGGACGAATACGGCGGCGTCACCTACAAGCCGCTTGTCGACATGAGCACCTATCTCGCGGCAGCCAATCTGCGGCTCAAGCTGACGGAAAGCCTCTCGACCAAGCCCCGCGCCCTCGACGAGGCCACCCATGACCGGTGAGAAGGACGCCCCCGACCATATTGTTGAAGCCAACAAAATGGTGGACGCCCCTGCCGCGATGCCGACGCGCGAGCAGGTCGAGGCGGAAATCCTGCCGATGACCTATGACGGCGCGGATCTCACCGAATGCGTCGAACGCGTGATGGCCCTCTTCGCCCCGATCCTGGCGGAGAAGGAGCGGGCTGAACTTGCGCTGTGCGATCTGATGAACGCTGCCGGCCACTACAAGGCCACGCATTCCGAGATTGACCGGGAAGCTCTCTCTGCCACGATCAAAGCGGCTGCCGATCATTTTGCCGCAGCCATACGGGCGGAGGGGGAGTAGATGGAAGTTCGTGATTTGTTGGGCGCCATGAAGGTGGCGAAATGGGAAGAGGCAAAGGGCCAGCTACGCGCCCTCGTGGCCTTGCAGGGCTCTAACCCGAGCGGCGATCCCAGCACAATGCACCGCTTCCAAGACCTCAGCGTGAAGGTAGAGGCTTTCATCGCAGAGATCGAAGACGAGGCACTACAGGAGTGATCCGCCCCAACGGCCTCACCCTTGCAGCGGGGTCATTTGAGTGCGCATCCGCTAGGCTCCGGCCAGAACCTAGCGATGTTGAAGAGGTGGACCGGGCTTGATACCGGCTCGGCTTCCTCGCGTAAGGTCGCCACTACTCAGGCCTTTGTAGCCCCGACACTACGGCTCGCCAGCCGCCTGCCGACGTTTTGCATTGTGAAGCCTGATGCGCTTCCTTCAGCGCCGCCACCGACCTCAATAATGCCAGACCCCGACTCGACAAACAAGAACGGATCGTGAATCGTGAGGGATGAAGCTCCCTCTCCGCATCCACCGCTACGCCGCCAGCTTCGGCATCACAGACGCGACGGGCCTCGCGATCTGCTACGTCTATTTCGACAAGGGCAACCCCGGAGAGCGGGCCATCCGAAACCTCATGTCAGAGGAAGAAGCCGAGCCCATCGCCAAGCAAATAGCGCGACTGCTGACGGACGCTGAAACGAAAAAAATCGCCGACGACCCCACGAATGGAGCCGCCGGCTAGTTTCAACAGGGAGGCATCAAAAGGAGAATGAACCGCGCAATCGCGGCACAGTGACAAGGGCCTCTGTCTTGAGTTTCGCGCTGCCTATGGCCGGGCATGCGCGCCTCGCGAGATGACGCGAGAGGGTGGCGCCAGTGGCGCTATTGCTTGATCAGCCAGGGAAGAAGCGAACCGATCTTCGACGCCACGAAGCCGCCGATGGTCGCCATGATGACGATCAGCCATCGAACGCCCTTCGCCTGCTGGAGCAGATCATGCATGGCGGTGATCTTCTGGTTCGCTTCGTCGAAATCGTTTCGCAGGTTGAGCAGATCGGCTTCCATGCGGATGACGCGGTCGCGGGTGTCGGATTCGATGCTCATGGGCGCCATCCGCACACCGCCACGCCAACGGCGTTCGCCTCTTTCACCTGACGGATCGTGTCGTCCGTATCGGCATCATCCCAGCGGATCGGCTGGAACTGGTCGCAAAGCGCCTGCCTACTTTCGCTTGAACCCGTCGTCGTCCCGCAGCCGGTCAGGGGAAACAGCAGCCCCAGCGCGAGCAGCAGCGCCGTCCTTGCGGATTTCGTTCGCATCGCGGAGATCCTTGAGTTCGGTCTTAGCCTTCTGGTCAGAACGGCCCTTGAGATAGAAACCGGTGACACCCACGAGCACGGCGCCGATGGCGGCCAGCGGCTTCCATAGGCCTGCCAGCAGGTCGAGCAGGAGGGCGCTCATGCCACCACCTTGGGATTGGGGATCGAGTCAGCGAGCGCTTCGCTCTTGACCTCGACCTTGGCGACCTGAGGCAGCGCGGCGACGGCGGCGATCTTCTGCTTGGGCTGCGCAAGACGCTGGCCGATCACCACTACCCAGCCGACGAGGAAGGCGCCGCCAGCCAGGATGAGCGCCGTCAGGATATCGACGAGCGAACCGGACAGCGCATTGGCGATGGTGTCAGGGACCTTGAGCTTGGCGAGCACCATCGGGACGAGGATGAGCGCGAGCTGTCGAGCAAAGACGCTCCAGTCGATTTGAGGCATGGTCATTTGCCCTTGAACAGGAATTTGACGAGGCCCCACAGCGACGGCCAGATGGATGGCGTCGTGGGGAGTTCTTCGGTGAGGGTGGGAGCCGGCTTCGTCGGCAGGTCTTCGACCGGGGCAGCATCGGCGGTGTTGGCTGCGACAGGGCGCAGGAACAGCGCCCGCTCATCAGCCCGGCGCGTGACGAGGCCCTTCATCACCTTCCCGGCCGCCTTGTTCCAGGCTCCAAACTGTTCGGCCGCGCCACGATAGTCACCCTGGTTGAGGCGTTTCAGCAGGGTCGATTTCTGAAGGTTGCCCGCGCCGACGTTGAACGTGAACGACACCAGCGCGTCGAACTGGTTCTGATTGAGCGGGACAGTCACCGCCTTCTCCACGGCGGCCTCAAAGGTAGCGAGGTCACGAGACAGGATCTCGTCGCACTCGTCCTCCGTGATCGTCATGCCCTTGGTGACCTTCGGCGCACCTGCTGCGCTGGTATGGCCTACGCCGATCGTCCAAGGCTCTCCGCCGGTTGCAGGGTCTGGGTAAGCCTTCAGGCGCACGCCCTCATGCTTCGCGATGGCCTTGCGGCCAGAGGCGCTGACTTTCATGAATGCTCCGAAGACTAGGAGAAGCCGAGGGCCTTACCGACTACGGCGAGTTTGGCCGCCGTGGTGGCTGCCTTGGACCATTCGTCCTTGAGGTCTGGCGAGGACGGGGGCGGCACGTAGGGATCAGGCGTCCCCCACGCTTGCAGGTCAGCCCATTCCTCCGGGCGATCCTCCAGAGAGAGGACCACATCACCGGCCTCGACAGTCTTGGCAATGACCGCCGAATTGTCCGCGTTGGCGTATCGGGCGCTGAGCCAGGTATAGGTCATCCCTTGATCTCCTCGACCACAAGAGTGCAGCGGGAGACGCCGCCAAACAGGCGCCCGGAAGGCCCGCCGTTCAGTCTCAGCGTGCCACTGCTGGGGCCAGCCCGGAGCTTGTAGGTGCGCGCCGATGTCGAAGCAGCCGAGTGCTCGAACTCGATCATCACTCCGTCATAGCCAGTGTTTGAGAATGCTGAGATTGTCATCGCAGCGGCCAACGCGTTGGCAGTGCTGTCTTGAAAGAGGGCTGCCACTGCGCCGCTCGTGCCGTTCAGCGTTCCCCAAATTTGAGCGCGAATTCGGATCTTGTTTGAAGCCGAAGACGGCGTGATCGAAGCCGTGATGATCTCCGTCCCTTCGGTATTCTGAGGGATGGTGTCGTCGGCTGGAATGACGGTCGTGAGGTCGGCGTTCGTCGTATATTCGGCATAGACCGAATTGACGGGGGCGCCGGTCGGCGTCGCTGCCGTGGAGGTAATCGTCACATCGACTTCATCACTGCCGCTATCGTCGGCAACCGTCAGGGTGACGTTGGTTCCTTCGATCAGGTTGACGCGGCGACGGGTGAAGGTCGAGCCAGCCGAGTTCTTGCGGACCTGCACACCATCCCAGGTGATGGTGCGGTTGGCGGTGAGATTGCCGCCGCCGGAGAGCCCTGAACCGCCAGCAACTGTGACCGTTGCGGCTGCCACTGATACACCGACATCGGCATCATCCAGCTTCGCATCGAGCGCGAGCTGAAGGCCATCGACCTCCGAAATCGGATGCGTGTGCGCTGACGGTGGGAAGGTCGCGGGCTTGTTGACGATGCTGTCCCAGTCAGCCGCTACGTCGCCGACCGAAATCAGCTCCGTGGCCTCCGTTGAGGGGTTATAGCTCAATACCTGCGCAAGCCCGCTCGGAGCTGGGTTCACCGAATAGGTCGAGACATCCAAGCTGAAGGTATAGTCGAGCCCGGCTTTCGTGATGACGATCGGCCCGCTCCCGAACACTCGCGCCGGGAACGTCGGGATCAGGCTGAGATTGATGATCGGCAGGCCCATTAGCGCACCACTCCGTCAACGACCGGCACAGTGCCGAGAATGAGTTGAGCCGTTTCCGTGCCGTCGCTGACGATCGCACCGATGTCGTAGGTGTCAGCGCACAGGCTGTTCATCTGCGAAGCCGGAAAGGCGACCTCGATGACGCCCGGCGTCGGGAACGTGATGCGGCTGTCAGGTGTAGCGGCCGAAAGCACAGGCCCGCAGCGGTCGCGGCGCGTCACCTGGATCGTGATCGAGTACGGCGAGAGGTCGATCAGCGTCCCGTCAGTCGGGTCCGTGTTCTTGAGGCGGAAGCGCCAGTCAGCGCGGTTCGAGGCGCGCGAGAAACGAATGTCCGTCATGGTAGCGCCCTATAATTTTATGTAGTCGGTTCCCAGCCGCGTCGGCTGGATCAGGCCGAACGGCTGGCCGCCGCCTTGCGACGAGATCGTGTGCTTGTGGTCTCCGGCTGTGCTGGTCGGGAAGGCGCCGCCGAAGACGGGCTGCGCGTTGTAGACCGTGTTGGCGCCGGTCGAGGACGTTGACCTCGTGTCATCGCCGGCAAGGTGGGCGTGCGCGCCGGTCGTGTTCGTCTCGCCACCGTGATTGTGCGCGACGAGGTGATCCACCAACATCGTTAGCGTCGGAGAGCCGCCGATGGCACCAACGACCTGAGCGTCGTCGAAGATCGAAAAGCGAGCTGCCGTGCCGGACGCGGTTGCCGAAGCCTGCGCGCTGAGCGTCAGGGTCGTCCCGCTGATAGCTGTGATCGTCGTTCCAGCCGGGACGTTGGCGGAAACCACCTTCATCCCGATGCAGAGGCCGGATGCGCTGGCGACGGTCGCGGAGGTGTTCAGGTTGGTCGTGCTGATCGTGGTGGAGACTTGGATGCGGTTCGCCGCCGCGCCGCCCATCGTATCCAAGCCGCCCTTGATGAAGCCGGCCATCGTGGGCACGACGATAGGCTTGTTTGCAGCGAAGTCCGCCGATGCGGTCGTGCGGCCTCCCGTGACCGGCGCATAGGTGTTTGAGAGCTTCGCATAGAGGTAGAGATAGAGGGCTTCCGTGTCCGCGTTGGCGCGCAGCGTGGCGCCTGAACCGACATTGCCGATCGTTCCGCCGTTCATGAACACCCAGCCGGAGCGCACGTCGCTGTCGAGGCGCCACATGGTGTCGCCGGTCTGAAGGATCTGATCCGCCTGGACGATGATGCCGCCACCGCCGCCGCTATCGGGAGGTGCGGGGTTCTGGACCGTCAGGACGTTGGGGCTGATCGAGGTCCCGCCAGCGGTGGTCACCCGGAAGCCAAACGTCCCGTAAGGCACGAAGACGAACGGGAAGACGCCGTTCGCATCAGCCTCTACCGGCCACGCATGCGGGGCAGCGCCATCGTCAGAGGTGTAGACGAGCAGAGGCGTACTCGTACCGCCCACATAGAAATAGGCCTTCGCCCCGCCGGCCTTATATCCAGTGCCGGGATCGAAGACGGGAATGGGCTGGGGGTTCCACAGCAGCAAGGGCGTGCTCCCATAAGAAAAGGCCCGCTCGGTGAGGAGCGGGCCTTGGGCAGGAAAACCAAGATTTCGGGCGCGAAATGCTATCGACTCGTCAGAGCCGGCAGGTCAGGATCGCGGGAAACGGGTGGGGCGGATGAGCGAAGCAGCATTCAAGCTCGAACTGCGGCTTGCCGCGATGGAGCAGATAATCCGAATGCTGCTCGTCGATAAATTCGCCCGTGAAGGGCTGACGGTTGGCGAGGCTAAGGAAACAATCGCCCTGATTATCGAGAAAGCCGCTTCCGACACCACGCCAGAGGCGCACCCAGCGCAGTCAGACATGATTGCAGCCGAGTGGGAGGAGGCGATGCGAGCGCTACTAGACGGCGTCGCGACGATTCTGGAATCGGCGGCAAAGAAGGGTAGCTGAAGCGAATGTGCGGCTTGCTCATATCGACGCTATCGAGGCTTTCCAGCCGCTCCCGCGCCGCTTTGTCCCCCGCCTCAAGCGCAGCAGTGCCGAGCGAGACGATATCCCCGCCCCAATTCGCCGCACGACGGTGTGTCATGGTACACTCCTGAGATGAGATGGGGGCGCCGGTTAGGGCGCCCCTCGGGATATTCAGTGAGGCCGCAGCGAAGCCTTCACGGCACGAAGGCCGGCGAGCAGGTTCGAGAAAACCGGCATGATCTTGTCGTCGATGTTGTCGCCATCGCGGTAGATGATGACTTCCAACTGAGCGATAGCCTCGTCGATCGTCGCCGGGACAGCGCGATAGACATCATCCGCCGTGTCGTTCCAGATTTTGAAGGCCGCCGCTTCCTCGGCGTTCGTCTTGGGCTCGATGGCGGTGAAGACCGCCGTTTCACGCCAGAACAACGCCGCCAGCGCTTCGAGGCCCTTGGGTGAAAAAGCCGGATTCTCGGCACGAAATGTCTGAGACCTTGGCTGATGGTCGGTGGTATCTAAGAGAGCAGTCATCGGCTCGATCCTCGATATCGGGTTGATGATAGAGCCGGCGCGGTGTCACTACCACCGCGTCGGCTCGCTGGATCAGTGACGGCGGTTTTGGATCACGATGTTCAAGCCGGGCTCTACCGATTTGAGAGCGCGCTTGATCGTCTCGAAACGACGCTGCTTGTCAGTCATCCCCGGCGCGTCTTTGAGTTCCTGCCAAATCTCACAGGCAGCGCGATAAGCCGCAGTGGATTTTTCGGAGCCGCCAATGCGCATCAGTTCAAGGATAGCTTCCGGGTTGCCCATGGGCTCGCCGTCAAGACCGGGAATGAGCTTGCCCGGCCCCCAATTCGGGTCAGGAGCCGCCATCACGCGTTCCCCTGAGGGTAGATCATCGAGAGCTGCTGGCCGGGCTTGTAGAAGGCCTGCGCGCAACGAGCCTCGAAATCCTTGTAGTCAACAGAGGATTTGGCGATCGTGGTGACTTCGTTGATCTGCGTCTCCAGAAGCCGCAAGCCGCCGTCGTCGGTGAGCCACTGATGCGCTTTCTCGGATTTCTTGCGCGCCTTGATTTCCGCGACAATCTCCTTGGGGAACACCGCGAGATAAACGAAGCGCTCGGTAATCTGACCGATGATGCTCGGCAAAGGACGGTGGCGATTGCCGTACGGGATGTTGAACAGACCGCAGACCGCCCGATAGTAGGCCGGGTGGAACCGCATTTCCCAGTCCTTCGCCGTCTCCCGCAGAATCCGGCTGAAAAGATCCTGAAGCGCGTCGGGCTCCCTGACGTACTGGTAGCCAGTCCGCTCATGAATGAGCGAGGTCAGGCCAACGCCGATCAAAGCGGTCCCGAGTTCAACACAGCGCCGCCCGATATGGGCCTGCTGAGCCGTCAGCTTCCCCGATCCGTGCGCAATCATGCCCGCTTTCACGACCTCTTTCAGAGCCGAGCTAGGCAGCCACGACGCTGTGCCGCCGAGAGGCAAATCCACCTCCAAAACCGGCCACTCCGAATTGTCCTTTTCTGCCAGATAGTTAAGCCCGATTTTGGCGCAAAAACGCTCAAACCGGCCACTGCGGGTTTTTTCGGAGAAGCCCAGGCTCTGAACCATCTGGCGCTGAATGAAACCATCGCGGCCATCCTCCAGCACGACGCATTCGAACGGAACGCCCGGCATCAGCTCGACGAAGCCAGTGTGCGTGGCTTTCAGGCGCTTGCCTTTGTCCGGCGTCGCCGCCATTTTCTGTTTCGACATCGATGGCCCTCCTACGGCCGTTGGTGGATGTCAGCGCCTTGGCGGGCGCTGGTGTCACGAGCAGCGGCGGGGGCTTGGTTTACGAGGCCCTCCCCCGTCGCTGCCATGCGCTCACGGAGCGCGAAATTGATCTCGGCCGTTACCGACCGGAAGTTTCTTGCGGCCTGTGCCGCAACCCATTCTTTGATGTCCGGCGCGATCCTGAGCCGGAAATGCTGGTCTTCTCTGGCCATCGATTCTCCTCTGACGCATCGTGCGTCAATGGATAGACGCACGATGCGTCATGGCGGTCAAGCGCAAAGTGCGTCATGGATGCGTCATGGCTGCTGACGACCCGCATTTCCGCCTCAGGTTACCCGCCGACCTTCGGGACCGGCTTCGAGACACTGCCGAGCAAAACCGGCGGTCGATCAATGCCGAGATCGTCGCCCGCCTCGAAGCGAGCTTCAGCATTGGCGAAGCAGAAGCCACGTACCGAGCATTGAAAGGCGAATCGGACGACGGCCTTCTGGACCGCCTGCAAGAGCTTCGGTCCCTTATTTACCAGATCACCGACCAAGCTCGGCAGGCGAAGCGACTGACGGAGCCTCGCCCCCTGTTTTCGAAATACGGCCAGGTGAAAAACGAGGACGACCTGACAATTCAGCCGCCTCCTGAGGAGATCGCTGTCACCAACGAAGAGCTGCGGTGGCTTCGCGACGACGAGCGCGAGGAGGAGGGCAAGGAACGCAGGTTCGGACCTCGCCCGACCGGAGAGGTCGGAGATAGGCTAGACTTCCTCCGAGAACGGGCAAAAGAGCGGCGGAAGATTGCGAACCTGCGCCGCGTTTTCGAGGGGAAAGAGGAATTCCCAGAATGAAGCTCCTCGGCAAGAAACCCACTATCGACCACGACCCGAACGAGTTCGGGCAGAAGCCGGTTCGGTTCTGGCTACTGCGGCGAGTGGTCTGTTTTATCCTGTGCATGGCGGCCATTGGCGGAGGGCTTTGGTTCCTGCGACCAATGCTTGCAGGTGATTGGCCGGGGAAATGGCCGGCACTCATAGGTGTGGGTCTGCTTGGCGCCGGGCTGACCTGGCTGTGGTCCGATTTCATCGAGCAGAGTGAGGACTAAGCCCCGCCCTCCCGGAGAAACCGAAGAAGTGCTTCCGGGTCTGCGCCGAGCTGCTGCATCGTCGGCGGGTTAGCGGAAATGTATGCATTTGGGAGCGTCGCGCTCCCCAACCCCATGATGCCTGTGTGGTAGCCCATATCCCGTGCACCAGTTGGCGCGGCGCCAAGTATATCCTGATACAGCGGTGAACGCTGACGGGTAGCAGCATCGGCCGCCGCAAGTGCCCGGCGTGCCATGGCGTTCTGGGCGGCACGAGCCACCGCCCCGGCGACAGGCCCGACAGTAGCGCCAACCATAGCGCCTACAGGGCCACCGAGCGCAGCACCAGCCGCGCCGCCGATGCCACTTGTGACTGCCGCTCCAAGGCCCCCGCCGCCGCCCAGCGCATTGCCCACGCGGCGCATTGCATTGCGAAGAACGTCGCCCCCTACGATTTTTTCAAGGAGTTCGATTTCATCGGCGTTGAAGCCTCGCTTGCGCTTGGGGTCAACGAGGACATCGACCACTCTTTGCCGGAGGGTGTTATCAAAGTTGGTTCCGGAGTTGGACGCGGCGGCTCTAAGATCGGCGCGGTCTTCGATGCCGGTAAGGGAGTCGGATCTCTTTGCGGCGGCCGAGTTCGCGCGTGCGGTGGCAAGGGTCTTTCCCGCTTCGGCAGCGGGTCCAGCCACAACAGTGCGCGGATCTCCCTTCGCAATGAACTCATCAATGCTCTGAATAAGCCGGGAGGCTGCGAGCTGCTCGGTAGGATTGGCGAAGTCTTTGGCCGCGTGACCGGCTGCGCGCCGAGCTGCTTCGAGCCCAGCGATGGTGACAACACTCCCCTCGGGCGGATTTGCAAACTTCCCGATGATCGCGTGGGTTTTTGGGGCAAGTTCGGCAAGGATGCCCTTTTGCTCAAGACCAGTTCGAACGCCGTTGATCATATCCGTAACGGCAGGCGTAGCATAGTCTACACCCATTTCGCGGACTGCCGTGTAACCAGCGTCAGCGGCGCCCTTCAGGGCTTCTGACGAAGGCGCCGGGGCCTTTGGCGGCGCAGTTCCAAGCCGGCCCGCGCGGATGCCGGGCGGGACAGGGCTGGCAAAGCCAGACAGCTCCAACGCGCGCCCGAAACCGTCCTCGGTGTTGAGGTCCACCTTGCCGGACATCACATCGCCCGGCGTGGTGAAGGCGCGCTTCAGGCCGCCAATGATGCCGGCGTTTGTGTCGAACTGAGGCTTCCCATCAGGGCCTTCGCTTACGGGCAGAACGCCGCCCTGCCAGCGCTCCGCAGGAGCCTTCCCCGTATTGACTACCGGGAAAGAGGCCCACGGGTCAGCGGCCTTTTGCTCTACAGCCGGGAAAGCAGCCCACGGGTCGCTCATGGGACGCGCCTCGTCACGCCGTTGGGATCGATGAATAGCGTCCCGCTCGGCAAGCCCTTCACCTCGTCGGGGTTCGACACGCGGCGAGGTTCAGCATTAGCAGGCGCAGCTTTCGCGGCTTCCGGGAACAGCGGGTTCTTCTCGGAGAACTCGGACAGCTTGTCGTAAAAGCCGTCATCCAGGCGCTTGTTCTGCTTGATGTAGTCCCTACGCAGCCCCTCGATCTCCACGTCGCGCTTCGCGAGGCGCTTCATGTAGTCGATGATGAGCTTGTTACCTTCGGGCGTCCGTTCAAGGCCCGGCGTCAGGCTCTGCAAGAACTCGCGGTCCTTGTCGGACAGCGCGCCCGGCATGCCTGCGCCACCGCTCGGATTGCGCAACTCAAGGGCGAACTGGTTCGAGATGGCGTTGACCGCCTCCGCCGGACCAAGGCCCTCGGTATCGATGCCAAAGACACCTTTGGCAATCCGAGCGGCTTGCAGCGCAGCCTGAGCACCCGCTCCCTGCCTTACATTCGGATCAGAGAGCAGGGTTTCAAGGCGGTTGAGCGTCGCGATCTTGCCGTTTGCGGTGGACGCGCGCTTGGCGACATCACGGTTCAGCTCGGCAAAGTCCTTGGCGCTCTGCTTGTCGTATTCCTTTTCGGCTGGCGGCATCTCGATCTTGGTCTGTGGCGCCGTGGACTTCCTGAAATCCTGAAAGCTCATCGGCTGGCGGCCCGCCGCGCGCTCTTCCTCCAGATAGAAGCGATAGTTCTTCACGGCTTCGGTCTGACCAAGACGGCGCTCTGCGTCCTTGGTGGCGATATCTAGGTTCTTCTGCGCGATGCCTCTCGCGGCTTCGCTCTGGATTGCCAAGGGCGAGGAGAGCCGCTCACGCCAAAGCTTGACCTGCGGGTCATTGGCGATGGCATCGACTTGGGGCTGCGGGCCGGGCGGGATGAAGAACCCCTGAGCGTTGGCAGCACCGGGTGCGCGGGAGTCCGGGGCGGCGGCCTGCTCTTGCTCCAGCCTACGAACATCGGCCTCGTTCTCGGCAACCTGCACGGGCTGTTGCGCAGGAGCTGCGCCCGGCTGAGCGCCGTAGCGCTGGGCATACTGCGTGGTGAGGCCTTCTCGACGCGCGTACTCACCCTGACCGGGGCGATCATACCCAGCGAAGCGCCAGGCATTGGCCATGATCTGGTTGGCTTCCTGCGGGCTCTTCGCTGCGTTCAGGCGGGGGATCAGCGTCGGATCTTCCGATGCAAGGAATGCGGCCTGCGTCTCAGGAGAGCCGTTGCCCTGCTCACCGCGCTGACGGGCGAAGTTCTGGAGGTTCTGAAGCCGCTCGGCCCGCCACGACATCGTGCCGCCAGACGTCCCCGCCGCGCCGCTCTCGGAGGGGTCCGACCACGTCTTGTTGACATTCTCGGGGCTCCAGCCGCTTTCCGACTTGCCATAGGCGGCAACTGCTCCAAGGCCCACTGGATTGGTCAGGCCCGCTTTCTGTACTTCACCGATGAAGCGGTTCTCCACTTCATTGGGTGAGCCGAGCGAAACTTGCGGGGATGAAGGCGAACTGGACCAGCCCTTGATACCTTCCATGACCGATTTGTTCAGGGCATCCTTCTGGCTCAAGCTGAGGATAGCGGCTCCGCTCTGAGCGTCTCCGTTCAAGATCAGCGCTCGGCCAAGGGACGTGAGGTCCCCCGATTTCGCCGCAGCCGCATACGCCGCTTTCTTGGCGTCAGCCTCAGCCTGTTTCTTGATATCCCCCGGAAGGCTCCCCAGCGTCTGGCCCAGATTGGAGAACGCAGAGTTCTCCGCGCTGTAGTCCGTCCGCATGTTCGGGATTTGAAGAGCGCGGGGCGTGAAGACAGCCATGCGTCAGCCTCCAAACAGCTTGGTAAACCCGCCGAGCATGCCGGCGCCACCGCCAAGACCGCCCGTCGCGAGGCTGGTGACGCCCTTGAGCAGGCCGGTCCCGATGTTGATCATGTTGGCCTGGTTCTGGCTCTTGGCCTGATCGCCAGCGAGAAGAGCCTGCGAGCCGAGGCCCACGATGTTCTTCGTCGTGTCGTCCAGCGTGTTGGCGCGCGAGGTGTAGTAATCCGTCGCGGTGCCTGCTTGCTGGCCCAGAACGCCGGCTTGGCCCTGGATGCCGCCCGTGTACATGCCGAGATAGGGATTGAGCGCCGCACGCTCCGCTGCCAACTGCTGGCCAGCTAGACCCTGCGCAAAGGCCAGAGTATCGGTATCGGTGTTGCCGCTCGCCAGCATGCCGCCAGCCGCTCGCGAGCGCTGAAGCGCCTGCAACCCCTGATCCATGTTGAACTGATAGCCGGCGTTACCCTGAAGCGCGTTCTGGATGTCAGCGCCAGATCCGAGGGTCAGAGCGTTGTACTTGTCGAGGCCCGGCTGACCGGCAGCCGTCATGCCCTTGTAGAGATCGCCCGCCTGGCCGAGAAAGCCCTGAGCGGCATCATAGCCCTGCCCGAGTTCGCCGAGAACCTGCTTCTGGGTGTCCTGAAGCAGGCCAGACCCCCACACGGCAGCCGTGCGCGCACCTTTTGCCGACGCCATATCGGGCTCCTTACGTAAGCGCGACCGACTTCAGCGTTCCGCCGTCATTGACGACGAGGCTGTAAGTCGGGCCGGTTGTGTTCTTGATGATGCGGAACTGGCCGTCAGGGACATCGCCAACTGCCGGGGCTCCAGTCTTCACGACGAGTTGCGTGCGAGCCTGAAGGTCTGCAATCTGCGCATCGCGATCCGCGATCACGTTCAGCAGACCCTTCAGGAAAAGGTAGTATTCAGGGTCGAGCACGTTCGCCGGCATCTGCACGGCACGGTCGCCCATGTCAGGAAGAGGCGGGATCGCGACAGCCATCAGGCTCTTGGCTCCACGCGCAGCTCACCGGAAAACAGCGTGAACGGTGGCGGGTCGCTGTAATCCAGCTGGATCTGTGCGCCTTTGGCCGAAGCGGTTCCGAGCCGGTTGAAGCGCACGCCCTTTCGATACTTGCCCTGCCGGCCGATCTCGGCTTCGCGATAGTTTCCGAAGGTCACGCCGCCGTCGCGGGACACCGACATGCGCACCCGTGGCGCCGTCTCGATGGGGTCAGCACCAGCCGCTGAGCCCACGCCGCTCATGATGTCGAGATCAAGCCGCGACATCACCGCGCGCGCCGGGAAGCCCGACATGGTCGAGGACGTGAGCCGCAGCGCCAGCGGGTCGCCATACTCATAGCCGTAATCAGGATCGACGACGCCGAACTTGCCGGTCAGGCCATCGCCCATCACCCAGGCGCCGAAGCACTTCACAGAAGCAGAGACGCGCCAGCTATTGCGTCCGTAGCTCTTGCGCTCGAACCACGAGCCCGTGGACACATCGAAGCACCACGTCCAGTCAGCGCAGGACAGGCACCAGACCGAATGCCCTTCGTGCTCGTAGACGACGGCACGCAGGCTGGCCTTGTCAGCCAGCCGTTGAAGGTCTTTCGAGACGGACGGGCTGGAGATCGGCTCCGCGATGTTGCCGTTGATCCGGTAGACGACATTGTCGCTGCCGGCGAAGATCAGGACGTTTGAGAAGTCGTTCTCGTATCCCGCGATGGCGTCAGGCCCGGCGATACCGCGCGCGATGGTCCCGAGATACGAGAACGGGAACCCCGTTGCGTTGCCGGTGTTCGGCCAGATTTCGATGGTCTGAGGCCCGCAGGCGTACAGGTTCTTGCCGAGCGCCACGACCCGCAGTAGGCCGTCAGGCTTGCTCTCCGCGAAAGCGGTATCGAGCGTGTTGATGCTCGTGTCGTTCAGGCCGGACGCCCGCATGCGAGCGTTGCCGTAGCTGAAGATGAAATACCCGCCGAGGAAACAGACCGAGTTAGGCGAGCCGACATCGGAATCGGGATAGGTTGCGGCCCCAGTCGTCATATCGACGACGAAGGCCGTGCCGTCCGTCACAGCGACGATGTCAGGCGTAGGGCTCTTGTTGTTGCGGGCGAAATAGACCGTCTCCGCCCCGGCAAAGGCGCCGATGTCGTTGACGGTGAACGTTCCCCCGCTCTCCGTGATCGTTACAAGCCGCTCGTCGAGGGCCGCCAGAACGACGCCGTTGATCTCGAGAGCGCCACGGCAATGCGAGTGAGTGGCAGCCTCCACAATCGAGCGAATGCCCGGTACGCGGCTCAGCTTAACTCGGCCATCTCCGAGCTTTTCGGAGAACACGTTGATCAAGCGCCCACCGCTCTCCGCAAGGCGTCCCTTGGCGGAGGAGGTCGGAAACGGGACGGCGACCATATCAGTAGGTCATCCGCTCGAACTGCATGCGGCGGATAGGGCGAACGCGGTCGGTAATGACGCGAAGGTCAGCGATAGCCCGCGCCTCTAGCGCGTCCTGCTGATCCTGAGAGAGCCCGAAGCCGCGCGCATATTTGGCGGCGGCCATCAAGGCGAAGGGGAAGAAATAGGCGTCCGGCAGCTCGTCGGTCGAGACGTAAGCCGTCAGGTCAACGATACGCTTGCCGGCCACATACCCAGCGACCGCGTTCAGATCGAAGACGTTCACATCCTCTGCCGAGGGAGAATCGCCGCCATCGACGGCCTGTATCTCGAACAGAGCCTGCTCGATGATCTGCTGTCTGGTCTTAGCCATCGCGCACCCCGAACGAAGAGAGGCCCGCCATTGCTGGCGAGCCTCGTTGTTGGGTCAGGCCGCCGCTTACGCGGTGCCGGACAGGCGGGTGATAAGACGCGGGTCGATGAGCTTGCGCCCATACAGCGCGTCCATGCGCCAGGTGGTCTTGTCGTTGGTGTGGTCGTAGCCGGGGATGACGCGGATGCTGATGCCGTTCTTCGACTCGCGACCGACATCAACCGCGCCCGGAGGCGACACCATCGGCACCATCGCAAGGGCGAAGGCGTTTTTGTGGTAGGCCAGCGACTGGCGGTAGCTGGTGCCACCGGTCCCGACGACCGTCAGCAAGGCGTTGTCGGCCGGCACGGAGTTGACCGTCTGATACGGCCCCGAAGTGATGATCGGGGGCGAGATCGTCAGGGTAGCCGGGCCGGTGGAGGCGCCAGAGTTGGCATCCGCCACGACAACAAACTGCTGAAGGATCGGCAGGGTTGCCTTGGTCTTCGGGTTCACCATGTAAACGTTCGCGATGGTGAACACGTCGCCGGCCTTGACGATGCCGGTGGTCGAGTTCGTCCAGCCGTCAGTGACCAGGGACTGGGACCACGAGTTCTTCGCGGTGTCATAGGTCACGTTCTGCGAACCGCCGTTGATAGCCGGAGTACCGGTGGCGACGCCGACGGTGTGGGACGGCATGACCTGCGTCATGAGCGTCTCGATACCGCCGATGCGGCCCAGCGAGCCGTCACGATAGGCCGAGTTGGCCGCGCCCTGGATGTAGAGCGAGGTCTGCGAGCCGGTGAGGCCCCAGAAATCGCCGGGGTTGAGCGCGGCGTAACGCATGTTGCCGGGGATCGCCATCTCGTCCATGCGCTCAGGCGCCTTGGCGAAATCAGCGAACGAGTTCACCACCTGACCGGGCGTGCCGACCCAGTTATAGGCGCCCTTGTACATCTCGGTCAGGCAGTCACGGGCGATCTCGTTGACGATGTTGATCACCGCCGGCTTGATCACGCGCTCCCCCAGATCCTTGATGTTCAGGGTGAGGTCGGTAGAGGTGAAGTCGAAGTCCACGCCGCGCACCTGATCGATGGTGAGCGTGGTCTTGCCCTCGATCACGTCCTGCGCAGAGGCGGTGATCGTGTTGCGGACGGTGAAGTCAGCCGGGCGGCGGATCGAGACGGTGTCGCCGATCGTGTAGCCGTTGACGGACTTGTCGAACTCAGCTTCAGGAGCACGATAGAACGTGCCGAGCACGTCCAGTTCGTTGTCCAGAATCGCGAGCGCCGCCTTGGCGATGACCGAGGCGGTAAGAACAGTATCTGCCATTTTCGTAAGCCCTATTTACGGGCGAACAGCGCCTTCATTTCCTCGTGGGACGCCGTCGCAGGGTCGAAATTCGGCGCAGACCCGCCTCGCAGGCCGCCGACAGGGGGCGGTGCGTTCGATTGGGTTCGCGCGGTGGGGTAGGACAGACGGGCTTCGATCTGGCCGATGCGCCGGGCGAGCTGCACGGGCGTCATCTGGTTCAGGGCCGCGACTTCATCGGGTCGGGACGACAGGTGGTGCAGGAGAAGAGCTGACTTGTCGCTTTCCAGAACGGCCCGGTTCACGTCCTGCGTCACAGGGATGGCATTCGCCTTCGCCAGTGCTGCATCGAACTCGGGGAGACGTTCCTTGGCCTCGGCAATGCGGGCCTCATGGGCTCCGAGAATTGCCGCTGCGCGCTCGCTTTCGAGAGAGCCGACGCGGTCCTCCGCAGCCTTGGCCTGGATGCGCTCCGCAACCTGCTGAGCGGCATAGACAGCCTTGGCGGCTTCGTACCTGTCGGTATCGAACTCGAAATCTTCCAGCTTCGGGATGGCTGCGGGTTCGGCCGCAGGCTTGGCCGAGCGCAACTGCGCAATCTCGGCTTCCAGCCTTTGAACCTTCTCCTTGAGCTTCGCGGAGCCGGGTTTGCTCTTCCTCTCGCCGGCAGGTTCATCACCGCCAGCGTCGCCTTCGTCCTTCGCCCCAGTGTCGGGGGAAGCGGTCTCGTCCTTATTGGTCGTGGCCTCGGCTGCTGCCTTGGCGGCGACCTCAGACGGTTTTCCATTTTCCAGCACTTCAGCGCCGGAATCCGGGATCAGGTTGTCATCCTCGTTCATGGTGGGTCCAAAGAAAAAGGCGCCCGGTCAGGGGCGCCTTGCTCATCATCGCAGCCAGCACGTCATGCGCCGGCTCGCGTGAAGTCGAATGTCTCTAGGCTGCCAGCAGCAGCGCAATCAGCGCGTCTTCTTCGTCCTGACGCGCAAGTTTCTGTGCCTCTTGACCGGCGAGCATGGCCTGCTCGGTCGCTGCGGCTATTGCGATATTCGCCTGTGCTCGGATGCCGTCAGACTTGGCGAGAACTGCGTCAATGCGTTCCGCGATGGCCGAAAGGGCGACATCGGCCTTATCTGGTGACGCAGAAAACTCCGGTTGCGCCGGAGGCTGGGTCTTCGGTTCCTGCTTCCGATATGGAAGGATGAGAGGCTTACGAGGAGCGCCACTGGACGTGACGGCGGATCGCTCGGCAACGTTGAATGCGGCATCCCGCCCCGTGAGTGCATAGGCCCCAGCTTCAGCCGTCAGGACGTAGTTGGCGACGACAGGCGTGTAGGTGAGCGTTGCTGCCCGGCCGGTGACCGAATACGAGCCTGACGCCGCGCTAAGCAGCCTCTGGCCATTGAACCCGGCAGAGCGCCCGGTGAGCACGTAGCTTCCGGGAGAGGCCACCAGCATGCGCTTGGCGATGAGGCCAGCAGCAACACCGGTGAGCGAATACGAACCCGCGTCGGCTGTCAGCGTGTAGGCTGCCGCAGCCGGCGCATAGGTCAGCGTCGCAGCGATGCCCGTCAGGCTGTACGAGCCCTGAGACGCCGCCAGCTTTCGTGCCGCCACAAGACCGGCCGCATTGCCGGTGAGGCTGTAACTCCCCTGGTTCGAGACAATCCGCAGGCCACGCTTGAGCCCGGCAGCCTGTCCCGTCAGCGCGTAGGTGTCCTGGGCCAAGATCAGCTTGCGGGCGGCTCTCAGCCCGGCAGCGACCCCGGAATAGGTGAACGTCCCACGGTCAGCGGTGAGCGTGTACGATGCCGCTCCAGCCGCACCGCCCCATTGCGGAACCAGCTCGACCGAGCCCGCAACCCAGCCCGATGCCGTGCCGCCGACATTGCGCGCCACAGAGCCGAAGCTCGTAACCAGCCCATCGGTATCGAATGCCGCTGCCTCGGCCGTCGCATCGACACGACCATTGCGGAAGGTCAGACCGGTCGGCGGCGTTTCGAGCGTCGTGTTGACCGAGCGATGACCCGCACTGGCCAGAACCCAGCTATTGCCGAACTCCATCGAGAGAGCCGGCCAGGTAACGGTTGCCACCGTGCCGGCCTGAGATGCAGATGCGCCGACACGATCGACGCCCGAATAGACGGCAATCTCAAGGGCGCTGGCGTTGGTCCAAGTGCCAGACGTTTCCGAGCTGCTCGCCGCGCGCTTCCAGGCCCAGCGACCGCAGCAGGTCGTCCCTGTTTGCGTCCTGATGCCGGTCCAGCCAGCAGGCAGTGTCGGTTGCGTCGTTGAGCCATCGCGGAAGGCGAAGGCGATGAGCAGATCCCCAGAGACGTGCGACGGGATGGTTGCCGTTGTCGAGCCGTTTGCAGCGCCCTTGTACGCTGCCTTCGAGACGAGGTTGGGGAAGTCGGCAGCGACGCCGGTCTGCGTGTATATTCCACGATCGGCGGTTAGGGTGTAGGTTGAACCGCCTCCACCACCCCCGATGATCGTATAGCCGCTTGGCGGGGCATATGTCGGCGTGTCCGCATCGAGCGTGACACTTCTTGCCGCGCCGATGAACGAGACGAACGGGAAGTAGGTGCCAGAGGCAATCGTCGCGCCACCGGTTCCAGCGTCTACATCGCCTACCTTTTTGACGTTGTTCTGCGAGACGTAAAGCTTGAGGGACGGGAGATCGATATCAACGTCGAATATGTCGCCGGACGTGATCGTGCCGGAATACGACGCCACTGGCGTGGCGCCATTCTCAAGGACGTAGACCGTGCCGGCAACCGCGACGATGATGTACGATGAGCCGCCAGTGGCGTCGCCTAGGTTCGCGGCGGCGTTGCCGATGCCGAAGCCGTACTCACCCGAGTTGTCACTTGCGCCTGCGACGAACTCGACCCGGTTCTTACCCGAGATTGAGTTAGTGCCGCGCGACCCTACGCCGCTCGACCCGGCAGAGGTATTGTTCCCGTTGCTGAGCGTGGCCGTATTATCAGCCGGGTTCCATGTCGTGGCCACGTGCCTACCCCACGATCACGCGACGGTGAGAATTCCATTTGTATTGTCGAAGTCGACCGTCAGCGTTTCGGTGTCCGCCAGCGTGATCGACGAGCCGTAATCCCACCAGCCGATGAGCGGATCAGCAGGGGACGTAGGGCTGTCATTGTAGAGCACAGCATAGCGAAGCGGCCCGATTGAACCGCCAGCAGCGGTGAACACCACGTCAGTCCCCGTCACCTTCGCCGTGCCGGACGACGTGCTTGTTGAGATGGTCGTAGCCGTGCCGCCAGCGGTGTATCCATTGCCGGCGCTGATCTCGGTCAGGTTGGCCTTGACCGTGTTCGTGTTCACCGGAGCCGTGTTGGTGAGCATGACCTTGAACGTGTGCGCGTCGAAGTCATGGACGCCGTCGATCAGGTCTTTCGTGAACTGGTTGAACTTGTTGTAGCTTGCCATGTCGGCTCCTTAAATGGCGGGCTCGACGCCCATGACTCGGCCGTCAGGGCTGCGGACAATCTGCTTGGGGGCCATCTGTGCTTGCGCCAGAGCCTGCATGCCCGCTCCGACCTGAGACAGGCCCGCTTGGATCGCCTCCGCATTTGCCGCGAGGGCCTGGGAGAGAATGTCGATCGGCGCCGGGCCGAGTTCGCTCGGCTCCGCGCCTTCCTCACCGAGGCCAATGGCGCTCGTCTGCGCTGCATCGCGTTCCAGCTTCTTGCGACGGCCCTCGAACTCGAACTCAAGCTCCTTCATGGCGCGAGCACGCATCATGTCGTTGCCGAGAGCTTCCATCGGATCAGGCTGCATTGGCGCGGGGGGCGCAGGCTCAGCCGGCATCAGCGGCGCCATCTGCGCAGCCTGCGCTTCCATCTGAGCCTTCAGCGCTTCAGCCTCTGCCTTCGCCGCATCAGCCTGCGCCTTGCGCATGTTGGCTTCCTTGGTCGCAAGGTCGATCTGCTTGGCTTGGAGTTCCATCTGGGCCGCCGCTTGCTGCATCTGCGCGGCCTGCGCCATCTGGATTTCCTGCGGCGTCGGCTGCCTGTTCGGCATGCCCATAGCGCCTTCGCCAGCCTCTTCGTCTTCCTCGGCCTTGATCGCAGGCGGGAGCATGGTCTTGAGGCGGGAAGCGATCTTCTCCTTCTCAGGCCAGTCCATGGCGCCGACGTAGAGGTCACCAATCAGCGGGATCAGGTCAGGCGCGGCCTGCAACAGCGCGTTCATGCCCTCGCGGGCCTCATCGCGGCGGGTGTTGAAGCTCGGGCCGCTCTCCACCGCGACATCGTACTTGCCGGTGGTCACGTCCATATCGATGAGCTGAGCGCGGTTCTTCCGGCTCGGCACCAACTGATTGATCTTCGTCTCGTTGATCGCGCCGTCTTCACCCAGCACGCGGAGAACGCGCTGCGTGTCGTAGATCCGGGGGATCATGTTCACGAGCACGACGCCGGTCAGACGCAGAGCGCGCATGAAGGCTTCGGTCGAGTGGTATTGTCCGGTGTCGCCCTGACGCTCGCGCGCCAAAATGGCCTTGCCGCTCTGTTCGTTCGAGCGGGCTCCCAGAGAGGCGTCATAGAGGCCCGTGACGGCCTTCATGTCCTCAAGGGCCTGCTGCATCATCAGTTCAATGCCGGACGACGCCAGCGGCGGAGTCCCGCGCTGCGGCACCGCGCCACCGTTCGCAGGGTCCGCATCGTAGACGAGATACGGGAGGTTTTCCGTGTTGGCCTTCTGCCAAAGGTCCGACCAATCCTCGACGTTCTTCGCCGTAAGGATGAACGGCGCCTTGGGCTGAAGCGCGACAACCTCGGCCTGCGTCGAGTAGAGGTAATTGTACATGCGCTGCGGGTCGCGCAGCAGGCGAACCATGCCCCGGCGCACCACACGCGGGCCGATACGAACCTCCTCGCCTACGATAGGAATCAGCGGGATATAATCGCAGGCCACGTCCTTGGCCGGCTCAAGCTCCTCCGTAGCGTTGAGGAGGTAGCGCTTGACCTTCCAGCCGTCCTTTTCCTTCGTGCGGGTGAAATATTCGAAAACCCGAATGGTCTTCTGCGTGAACCACTGGATATCCGACGAGTAGACGGACGTGCTGATGTTGCGCGCCCATTCGTCGATGTTGGTGAAACCGGCCGTCGATGAGTCGGGGAACTTCTTCTTGAACGCATCCCAGGTGAAATCAACCGGGATGAAAGCGAAGGAGGCATCGAGCTTGACGGCATGGTCGCTATCAGGATCGACAACAACCCCAATACCGTCGTAGACCGCATTGACGCAGATATCTTGAACGTTGTGCTCTTCGTTGTCGTACTCGGTATCGACACGCCAATAGCCGATGCCGGCCGCTATCGCACTGTCAGCGCCGTTGAAATAAGCGTGCTGGGCATCCGAGCGACGCTCGATGTACCTGATGATATCCTGATAGGCTTCGGCCTTTTCAACATCGCCACCGTCGTCCACGCCGATGACGCGAACCGAAGGGCGCATCTGCCTGATGTCGCCCGTGACCTGGCGCAGGAACTTCGGGACCATGTTCATGGTCATGCAGGGACGGCCGGCTGCCTTGCGCTGCCTCTCGATGTCCCCCGGCCACTGGTCGCCTGCGGCGAAACGCAGATCCTCATAGGCAGCGACCGTATTGTCGCGGTTGGCCTCGTAGGCATACTGGTACTGGGCAAGCGCCGTCGTCACGATCTCGGACTTGCCCGAGTCGTTTCGCTTGGCCTTGGGTTCCTTGGCCATCAGGCGCCGAGCCACCCGTTTGCGCCCATGCGGGGCATCAGTTTGTGCTTGCGTGCGTCGTTCACTTTCGGCTCCTCATAGACGACGCACATCAGGCCAAAGGCATCAGCCGCGTGGCTTGCCCAGTCGTGTTCAGGCCCTAGATCGATGTTGCGAGCCTCGTCCTTGCGGGCGTGGTAGGCGCCTAGCGCCTCGATGCCGCCGCTGGTCGTCTCTTCGTGCACCCAGATCGATGGGAACAGGCGTCGTGCAGCCTCGATGCGGAACATCGCAGCGCCCTTGCCCTGGTTGGGGACTACGGCGACCTCGAAGCCCGCTTCCCGAAGGGCGCTCTCGTAGGAAACCGCATAGACCTTGTCATTCGTGGCGCCGTCATGCGGGAGAACGCAGAGCGCTGAACCGTATCCGTTGTTGCGCAGCCAGTTGACGTGCGTGGCGAGAGGCTGCCCCTGCGCCTCGTAGTAATTCAGGATGCGGATCTCTCGACCGACAAACTGGCAAACCCAGATTGCGCAGGCATCTGCCTTTGCACCTGTGCCGCCGATATCCCAGACGGCGCGATAGGTCATCAGCGGGTCGGCTGCTACCTTGCCCAACCTGCCTTCGCGCTTCAGCGCGGCGAGCTGCGTGGCGTAATAGGCGCCGACCGTGACCTTGGCGTAGTCACCTTCCCAGATATGGTCATATTGCTCTGGATTATCCCGCAGGCAGTCGAGCCGTTCCTGTTCAAGCACGCTCGGGAACCATGGGTTATGCTTCCAGTTGGCTTGCACGACGGCGGCCCCTGTCGGCAGGTTCTCGCCTCTCAGCATTTCGTCGATCGGGTCAGTGCGACGGCGTGGGTTCCAGCCGCACCAGATCTCCGAGCCCTCTGCGCGAATCGTTGGCCGAAGCAGGCTTAGCGAACGAGAGCTGATCGTCTGGGCTTCCTCGATCCATGCCCGCTTGAAACCCTCAAGCGACTTGATCGATTCAGCCGTATGGTCCTGCATGCCCTGGAAGATGATCGCGCCATCGCCTGGCGTTTCAATCACCTCGCGGAACACCTTGAAGCCATCTGCTTCGCCAAGCCCAAAGTCGGACAGCTTCGACTCGATCAGGCGCTTGGCCGATTCCTTGAGGGTCTTCTGAACCTCGCGAATGCAGACAGAGAGAAGGCCACGATTGGCCAGACTGTCTTCCAGCAGCATCCCGGCGAAGAAGTGAGACTTGCCTGAACCGCGCCCGCCGTGAGCGCCCTTGTACCGAGCGGGCTCCAGCAGATCGACGAAGACCTCAGCCGTTGGGATCTGGAGAGTTCGGGCGGACGATAACACGCTCGATCCTCGTCACTGTCTCGATGGGCTTGCCGTCGATGCCGCCGTGCTCGTTGACGACCTTGTCGCCGTAGACCTTGGGCTTGCGCTTAGCGGCTAGCCATTTCAGGGCATTGACGCGGGCGGTGATGTCGGCAGGCTCTTTGCCTGTTCCTGTTGCGAGGTCAGCGATCTTGTCAGCGAACCAATCGCCTTGATCCTCGCGCGCCTGCGCATACTTGTCGCGAAACTGCTGGTCGTCCTGAAGCCAGCGGCAAACAGTTGACCTCGTGACCTTGGCCGCTTCTGCAGCCTGGTCCAGCGTCCCGCCTTCGCTGATGATCTTGAGGATCGCGGCTTCGGCGTCGTCGCTGAACTCGGACGGACGGCCCATCACTCAGCGCCTTCCTCAGCCTGCTTGACGATGCGATAGGCGAGCGTGCTGGCGCCTGAGATCAGCTTGTGCCTGTCATCCCCGAGCGAATCCCAACCCGTAGCAACAACGCCGCCACGCCTCACAAGGACGAAGGCCGCGCTGGTTATCTCGCCGCTCTCAAGCTGCTTGCAGATGCGGCGAACGTTGCGGATTGCGTCGTTGTTGCGATGGCGCTTGATTTCGCGAAGCGCTCCCATCACTCACCCATGAAAAAGCCCGGCAGCCTTTGGGGCTCCGGGCGCGCAAATCCATTGAGGTATTCAGATACCACTCAGACCCGGGGACTGTCAACGCGCTGACGAGGCAACATCCCGAAATGTTCAGCAAGCGTGGTGAGCGCAGCGCGCAGCATTGTCCTGCCGATCGCCGTCTTTGTCTCGACGCTCGCATAGCCGCCGAACGCTGCCGCGGCATCAGCCAAGCGCTGTTCCTCGCAAATCACCGCATCAGCAATCATAGCAAGCCAACCGCCGACGCGTTCTCGAGCTTCGCGGTACTCTGCACGGTGCTGGGCCGCATATTCGCTGACCGGCATCTGATAGGCCTTGTCAGTGCCGCCACCGCCAACCCGATCGTAGTTGATGGCGCCGATGCCTCGAAGACCGCCTTCGAACCAATGGCGGTAATAGCGCTCACCGGCTTCACGAAGGATGGTGTTGCGCTCCTGATTGTCGTCGAGCATGCCGCGCGCTGCCAGCCACTGGAGAGGCGCCTGCGCAGTCCTCACGACGCTGTCAGCGCCTACCTGCGGATTGGCGACGACCTGGAGCCGTTTATTGTGGATGTTGCTGACCGGCGCGAGCCCTGCCTGAACCAGCCGCTCCACTGTCGGGGCTACCGCGTCAAATGATTTCCCGTCCTTGTCGATCCTCGTGCCGTCCATCGTGACGACCGTGGGCTGAGGCAGCTTCCCTGCCAGCTTTACGAGCGACACCGGCTTGCCTGCCTTCGCCATGGTTCAGTCCTTTTCGAGGAGGATGAGCGCGTTGATCATGTCGACGATCAGCGCTTCGGATTTCCACGCGGGGTAGTCGTTCGCGCTGTCAGAGCGGTCGATTGCGTCGCGAACGCTGGTCAGCGTCTGAACGCGGGCGTCTCTCTCTGCCTGGCGGATGGCTGAGGCGATGCGCGTGTGGAGGTACTCGTCCAGCTCTCCGAATGAAGCCTCGTCCATCCCGTCAGGGATTGCGTTCGCCATCAGGTCGCGGGCGCGCTGCTCTGGTGTCATGCCGATCTCCTTCGCCCTTGTTTCAGCGTTCATGGGGTGGCTTTCGGGACGCAGACATGCTTGGCGAAGGTCAACAACCCGCCGAGCTTCTTCGCCTGAACAGCGCCAGCCTCGCATGCCGGCTGAGACGCGAACTCCGCCGTCGTCAGCGTCATGCCGCCTTGAGCGCTGGCCGTCGCGAAATACAGGATCAGGATATAGGCGCTCATGCTACTGCCCTCTGGGGTTGGATTTTGGGGTGGCATCCGCGAGCTGACTGCCAGAACCAATTTCCGCCTCGAACTCGGGCGGTAGGATCACATTGCGCGGACATGGAGCGTCGAACATCCAAGCGATGTCCTTCGGCTTGTAGCCGGCGAGGCCACAGCCGATCGGCGTCACCTTGAACTTCAAATGTGGATGCGATAGCGCGAACTCGATGAAGGTCACGACGTGCGCCGCGATGTCATCGACCGGAAGCGTGCGGATATTCTCGTCCTTCGTTGGGATGGCGTAGCTGCTGCCCTGCAAGCCTTCGCCGCGCCCGTAGATCGCGCCGTGGTTCTGGCGAGCGAACAGGGCCGCACCCTTGCCATGCCGGCCGGCTCGATTGCTGCCGAAGACGAAAATCTCGCGCCCCTCACTCATGCCGCGCGCTCTCCCTTGTTGTGGGGGGTGGCAAGCTCACCGCCGCACGCGGCATAGCCAGCCAGATCCACCCAGCTATCGTGATGGTTGGGGTCGTTCTCCAGGCGGGCAATCTTCATCAGCGCCATCATCATGGCGACGTCGGCGACATCGAACTTCAGGCCCGTGCCGTAGCGGTTGACCGTGTGCACGGACCAAAGCTCGGCGATGCGCTGGAAGTTGTCCTCCGGCCGGCCGTAGCTCTTGCCACGCCCGCCAACGACCTCAGCTGCCTCTTCGAGGATTTCGCGCTTGGTGGTCATCGCGCCCTCAGTATGGGATTTCGTCATCGAGCAGAGTCTTGCTGTCCTCGATGGTGTCGAGCGGGTCACCAATGTGCTGGCGAATGGCGGTGACGGTCGCGCCCGGGAATGTCGCCTTGACCTTGGCGATGGCCGGGTAACCGTCCAACAACCGCCCGATCTCTTCGAGCGTGTAGACCTGCACCCGCCGATCGTTTGCGACGACGTGATGTGCTGCGGACGCGTCCTGCACGATGGCCGCCACGCTGCCGTCAGACAGGCAGACCTCCCACACGGTCGGGTCGAGCCTGCCATGACCGGCTTCAGTCGCCAGCGTGTCGAGCTTGCGCCATGCACTCACCATGCGAGCGCTCTCGCGCTTCACGGCTTCGAGGTCGCCATGCCAGATGGCCTGGTTGAACAGGTAGCGCTGGCGGTCGAACTTCTCTCGCCATTCGACGCTGACCAGCAGACGCAAGCGTCCTGCACCCCACCGCTGTTCGCATTCGATGGCTGCCTTGTCGGCTTCGTCGATCGACGCCCTGCCAGCCAGGTACATGCCGTGCGATTTCGCCCATGTCCGAGACGGCTGGGTGCCGCCATCGAAGCTCGTCACGTCGGTCGTCAGTGACGCTGTGTTCGCCATGTCAACGCCTCACGATCTGCAAGAACTGAAGAGCCCAGGCGAACGTGGTCAGATCCCTCTCTTTCAGAGCCTGAGCTTCGTCATGGTGAGTGATCTCCCACGCACCCTTCTCGCCATTCGTCGCGACGACCACGACACGTTTCGCCGCTTTGTCGACCAGAACGACATACCCTTCGTCTTGCCCGGCTATTTCGAACGGCATGGTTCCCTCCTCTTTACGGCGCTGGGAGCCTGAGCGACCCAGCGCCTATTACGTAGTAATAGGGCGTCTGATTGGTCAGCGTCTGGTCAATGATTTCAACGACTTACAAGGACGTTTGGTCTGTCTGATCAGCGTCTGGTCACTTCTCGACATCAACAAAAACAAGCACTTACAGAGACGTCTGGTCTGTCTGATCACGCTCAATCGAGCCAACTGAGAACCTGCAACCCGGCCGGACGGCCCCTCTGAACCCGCTCCCGCAAGACGATGACGCCATTGCGCAGCCAATCGCTAACCAGCGCCTCGACATCGCGAGGCCGCAAACCGTGGATCTCCGCACAGACATTCTTGACGACGAAACGACCCTCTGCGTTGGAGCGCGCATGGGGTGACCAAGGACGATTTTCGCGCCATGCGGCGTCGATCAGGGTAAGGATTCGAACAGCCATCGGCTTGTCGATCGACTGCCCATCGCTGGTCTTCTGGAAGCGGCCGGCGGCAAGCTCCATGACCAGCGGTTCGGGGCTGTCGCCGCCGCGCAGTTCGAAATGGATCTTGCGGGCCTTGCTTTCTTCATTCTCGCGGAAGATGACGATGGCGCTGTCGTAGTAGCCGCGCAGGGCGCCGGCACCGCGAATGGCCACGAACGGGTCGCGGGCCATGTCCTCGGCCGTCTTCTTCGTCGCATGGTGGACGAGCACGACGCAGGCCATCGGGTTGACCGCCTGCCGCACGACCTCGATGCGGCCCGTCAGGAACCGCATCAGTTGCGCGTTGTCGTTCTCATTCTCCTGGTCGAAGACGTTGGCAAGCGGATCGATCGCGATGATGTCGGGCGGAACACCAGGGAAGTCCGCCTTGATGAGATCGATTGTCTTTCGAACGCCATCCTCGTTGAGGATGAAGTGGAAGCGATCCGAGATGCGGAAGTTCTCGCCAAGCAACTGCTTCTGCTCTGCCGTCAGGAACGTCATCTCCTTGGCGCGCTTGCGCAGGAGCTTGTCGTTCATTTCGGCCTGTAGGTAGAAGACACGCAGCGGGCGCGGCACGGTGAACGTGCCGCCAAGGAACGCGCCGCCGGTCGCGCAACTCACCAGCATTTCCTGAAGCAGGAAGGACTTCTGCGCCTTTGGCGGCCCGGCGATCAGGACGAAGTTGCCCGGCCCAGCGAATGACGGCTCGATATAGTCCGGCTGATACTCGACCTCTTCCGTCAGCAGCTGAAGGAAGCTGAAGGTCTTCACCGGCTTCTCGACCGCAGCGGCGGTCTGAGTGTCGAACATGGCGTCAGGAGCCGTCGCAGCTGGGCGCGCGTCCTGCGCAATCTTCTTCCTGCCCGCGACCTCTGCCGCCTTCTCCAGCGTCTCCAGACCGCGGATTTCACCGCGCTCGAAGCGCTGGATGGCGTACCGGCACTTCTCCGCGAACTCGTCCTTGCCACGACCGGAGCGCGAGAGATCAACCTTGCGCTCGTAGACGGGCCACGCTTCGTCAAAGAGTTCCTGCGCGGACGGGGCAGCACCGTTCTCTCCGATATAGGAGATCATGGCCGCCACGATCATATCGCGCATGTAGCGCTCGCGCCCGTCGCTGACCTTGTCTGCCAGACCGAGCCCGTTGGCGGTGTGCTGGACCGTCGTGCCGGTATCGACACCCTGCACGCTCTTGGCGACGGGCGGGAAGAGATACTCCAGATGCTCGCCGGCATAGCAGGACTGGCCTGGGCTCTTGAGGGGCGCGATCGAGGTGATCTCGACCATGCGACCTTCCTTGACCGGCCACGCGATCGAGCCCGCCAGGCGCATGACGCGCGAAGGATTGGTGACGGTCGTGTCTCCGTCCATGGCAACGGCCATGCCACGCAGCAGGCCTTCCCACTGCGCGGGGTCGGTCGCGGGCTGCTCCAGCCGCCACCAGAGCTGAGCGCGCTTGTGAGGGTGCGTGCCGGTGACGACGACGAGCGTAGGCTTGGCATCACCGTAGACGGCGCGCGCCTTGGCGACCGCACCGTTTTCGTCGAGATCGGTATAGCCGGCCGTCAGAACCCACGCGTCGCTGTCCTGAGCGCGACCGAAAGGGGCGGTGTCCGGCCGTCGCAAGGCGGCACCGATGTACACGTTGCACATCGACACGGCATTGAGGCGGGCGGCTTCCTCGACCAGTTCGTCGAGTTGGTCGGTTCCGAAGAGTTTGGCGTGCTTGAGTGGATGACGACCACTCGCGTCCTTGGTCGGCTCGGTCCATGCGAGTTCGACCAGACCGTCCTGGAAGCCATCGAGATAGCCGCCGAACAGATGCTCGACATGCGCGGCCATCGCATCGACGTCCGGCTTGTACATGGGCATCACCACGGCGTTCATTCCTCGGCAGCTCCTGTGCTAGGGAGACAGGGCCGTGGATGGCCCTGTCAGTGGTTGCGACCTCTGGGGATCAGCCGAAGTCGTCAGCGCCGGCAGGCGCCATCTGCGGTGCAGCCTGGGGAGCCGTCTGCGGTGCGGGAGCGGCCTGCGTCTGAGCGGCGGGAGCCTTCGAACCGGCCAGCGCTTCCGGGCGATCCACCCAGCCGGTGATTTGGAAGGTCGGCTGGTAGTTAGTGGACTGGCCGGACTTGACCGCCGTCGTCGTGGTCATGGCGACGATCGGAAGCTTACCTTCCTTGCTCTCGGGCGCCGCAGCGAAAGCGTCGTGGAGCAGATCAACGGCCTGGATCACGCAACCGGCAGCAGAGCCGAACTCGCGGGCCGGACCACCACCGCAGCCCTTGCTGAGCAGGACGGTGATTTCGAAGCCCTGCTTGAAGACGGGCTTGCCATCCGGTCCCTTATCTTCGGGACGCGACGGAATCGGCTCCTGACCGAGCACGACGAGGCGCTTGACCGGACCCTGCGCCGAATAGTGGACCCAGCCGACCTTGATGTTCGCCATGTCGGCGATGAAGGTGCAGCCGTTGGTGATGTCGTTGTCCTGCGACGAATAGGAGCCGTCGCCGTTCTGCTGGCGGTCGACCCTGAACATGCGCCCGGCGCGCGCGTCGTACTTGATGAACGGCTTGATGTCGCCGCTCGAACCGCCAGTCGTCAAACCAAGAGCCATGATGGCCTCCACTTCAAACCTGCGACGGTCACACCCGCCGTCGCGTCGGGGTTCATTCGCCAAGCGTGACGAGCATCTTGCGGTGCACGGCGCGCACCCGCTCAACGTCGGCCTGGCAGTAAGCTTTGATGTCGTCGAGGCGGCCTTCAGCCCACGCCTGAGCTACGTCGCCGCCGTTCATGTTGCCTTTGCCGCGCAGGCCCATGGCCCGGCAGAGCTTGTCGAGGCTGATGAAGTCGCGCTGACCAGACCACATGGTCATGGTGTCGTTGACCTCGCGCGACCACGGCTTGGGATCGCGGGGGAACCAGCCAGGCACGCGCACGCCGAGGACGAAGCAGCGCTGCCAGATGAAGCGAATGTCGAAGTTCGCGACGTTGTGCCCGACGATGGCGCAGAGGCCGAACTGCGGCTTGATCGCCTGCATCTTGGCGAAGGCGTCGGTGAGCATGGCGCCCTCACCAGCTTCGCTGCGAACCAGACCGACCGGCTCGGCATCGCCCCACGCGAAGGAAATGCAGCAGATGGAGCCCCACGCGCCCGACAGAGCCGTCTTGCCGATGGCTTCCTTGACGAGGCCGGGCTTGGACTCGGTGTCCCATTTCTCCAGCGTCTCGGCCTTCGAGATGTTCGCGGGCGGTTTGATGCCGTCCTCGATCTCGGCCATGACGAACCCGTCATTGGTCGGCAGCGTCTCGATATCGAGGTAGAGGTAATTCACGCCGCCACCTTCGAGAGATTGAGAATGTCGGCGCCGTAACGCGCGATGAGAGCGGCTTCAGCCCGGCCTTCATCCTTCTTGCGGGCGAAGGCGTCCGACGAGGGCCAGAAGCGCAGAGCCAGGGCGCGAGAGCGCTCCTTGTCGGCATTTAGGCCGAAGTGCTTCTTCCACTTCTGCGGGCGCACGAGGTGAAGCGGGATCTGAAGCGCGGCGATGATGCCTTGCGTGACGCCGAAGGCCGTACCGAACTTGAACGTGCTGGCGACGCCCTGGCCGGGCATCGAACCGACATGCTCGACGAAGGCGACATCAGGCGCCATCAGGGCGATGCGCTTGGCGAGCGTGACGGCATCGACCGACCCGTCAGCCTGCGGCATGTCCTCGACCGCGACCGCAGAGGCCGTGTCCGGGTGGTAGAAGGCGATGGCGCCGCTGACGCCAGGGTCGATTGCGAGGATGCAGAATGTCATGCCCGCACCTCGACACCGGCGCTGATGCGAGCCGCCATACGATTGCGGGCGACACGTTCGGCCGTGACGAAACCGAGATTGCGGACATTATCGCCGTAGCGTTCGTTGAGAACCCGAACGGCATTGATGACCGTCGTGTGATCCTTGCGGATGATCTGCCCGATCTGGCTCAGGCTCATTTCGGGGATCTGCTTCGCGATCTGGAAACAGGATTCCATGCGAGCCGCGACGACCTCTTTGAATCGCGTCGTTCCGATCACGTCGCGAAAGGTGACGCCGTGCGCCTCGGCGATTTTCGCGATCAGGTTGCGTGCCTGCCGCTTCATGCCATTGAAGGCGCTCGGGATGACGATTGCAGGATCTTCTGCTTCGATCGCGACGACTTCGGGCACCGGCTCGACTTCTTCGACCTTGGCCGGAATGATGACGATCGGACGCGCGGGAGCGGCGCCCATGCGGGCAAGCCGCGCCTTGTGCTCTTCGTGGAGCTGACGCAGGACCGGGCTCATCGCGCCGCCCTCATCTCAGCGAGGCCTTCGCGAGCAATGCTCAGGCCTTCTTCCACTTTCGCCAGAGCAGACGGGTCCGCGTTCTGACCCATAGCCACAATGGCTTGATGCTCATGCTCCAGTTGCCTCTTCTCGTTCTCGATGTCGTTGATTGCGGCGGTGATGATGGCCTGGCCGATGGTGAAGCAGACCGACTTCACGCGATTGCGGACTAGGTTCCCGATCGTATTGGCCGGCAGGCGAAAGCGACGGGCGACGCGCTGGATGGCGGCCTGCATGTCACCGCCTTCGCGGAATTGTTCGCGCTTGATGAGCGTCCTGGCGAAGGACGCGACAGAGGCAACTCCACTCATGGGCTTAGACTCCGATGTCACGAGATGTCGGGAGGCGACGCAGACGCTGTGCGCTGCGGCATGGTTTCGTCCCACCATCGAGGAGATGGCGTGATGAAGCGGATCGATCGGCTGGCGCGGAGGGTTGTCGAGCGCGCCAAGCGACGAATGAGAAAGCGGGAGCGGAAGAGCGTTCAAAGCCGGCCCTCCAGCACGAAGACGAGCGAACGTACGACCGCGAAAATCGCAACGAGCGACACGGCGGCGCCGTAGATGCGGTCGGTTGCGCTCATGGCAGCGTCGCCATTGCGATGTAGAGGAACGGCACCATCGAAGAGATGACCGCGAAGATTGCGATCAGGATGCCGATGGTCGCGATACCGTAGATCGGGATGCGCATTAGGCGGTCCTCCGGTCATCAGCGTGTCGCGACATGAAGTCGGTCACGCGCCGAACCGTAGGGCTCCGGGGCTCCCTGTTCCGCTTGCGGAGGTCGAACACAAATCGCGGGTCGCCAGCGGCCAGCATCCCAAACCGGGTGGCGCTCATGCCTGTGATGGCGAGGTATCGCTCAATCTCGGCGCGGAAGGCGTCTGGAGTGCTCATGCCTCCTATCTATAGGACTATTCCTCTTTGCGCAAGATATTTCCTATTGGCGATTCCTATGCGCCACGCGCTATGCCGAACCGCATGGATTCGGTCCGCAAACTTCTGCTGGGGCTTTTCGACGAACGGGGGCTAAAGCTCTCGGACGTGTCCAAGGATTTGGGCAAGAACCACGCCTACATGCAGCAGTTCATAAAGCGCGGCATCCCAGAGAAGCTCCCCGAGGACGTCCGCTCCAAACTGGCCGAGATGCTTGGTATCGATGATCGACTGCTAGGCGCCCCGCTGCGCCAAGCACAATCCCAGATCATGCATGTTGCTGTGTCTAATCCGCCCTATCTCAAGGAATACGCTGTCAAAGGCGGCGGCTCCTATGGAGGCGGCCTGGTCGCTGATGGCGATTGGCAAGAGGGCGGCGAACCCGCACAGGAAGTCATTGCGCAGTGGGCGCTGCCGCCATCCTACGTCCGCAATGAGCTGAACCTCTCGTTCGATACCGCCGACATCATTTCGGTTCGCGGCGACTCCATGGACGACGGATCGAAGTTCGGCCTCAGCTCCGGCGATCGAGTGATCGTCGATCGTGCCGACCGCGATCCTAGCCAGGGCGCCATCTTCGCCGTGTGGGACGGTAGTGGAGTCATCGTCAAACAGGTGGAGCCCGTGCGAGGATCCGACCCTCTGCGCATCATCTGCAAGTCCCTTAACTCGCGGTATGAGCCGTTCGAGCTGATTCTCGACGAGAACGCGCATATCATCGGGCGCATTGCCGCCAAATTTTCCCGTATGTGACGCGATAGGAACGAGCAGGAAAAATCCTCTCTCATCCTATTGACATAGGAATAGGACTTATCCTATCATCTCCTCAACACAGAGGAGACACCCCCATGTACAAGGTCACCTACGAAGCCGAAGAGCTGAACCTCCGCCCGGCGACGAAGCACGCGCAGATCCTGTTCAACGGCCATATCGACCTGGACGCGCGGCCGGACGGCTCGTGGGAGATCGAGAGCATCTGGGTTGATATCGCGACCCCGCAGCCTCGCTTCAAAATCCAGCACACGCTGGAGCGCATGGCGGAAGACGACCCGCTCTATGGGCTGATCATCAAGGCGGCCGAGGCGCACGACCGCGTCACCCACGCCATCACCGACCACGTCATCGAGAAGCTCGAAGACGCTGACCGTGCTGCATATGCCGACCATCGCTATCAGCTCGGCAAGGACATCGCTCGCGGTCTGGAGGTGCGGTGATGAGCCTCAACTTCATGATCGTCATCGACGACGCGGGCGAGCTTAAGACTGTGAGCGCGTCCGATCTAGAGAACTTCCCCGGCCTCGCAACCGCCCTCGATGTCGCGCTCAATCAGATCCTCGACGAGCGCGCCATTGCGTCTGGCGAGTACGACCCTTCAGACAACGAAACGCTGATTGAGGTGGGGCCATGAAGCACGCCACCCGCCAGCGCCAGGTGCGCTTCATGGTCAGCTATGACGGCGTTCAGGGCCTCGACTGGTCCGCAGCGCTCGACCGGATACTCGCCCACCGTGGCCTCTCGTTCTTCACCGACGAGCAGATGGAGGAGATCACCTCCGCCATGGTCGAGCGCGCCCGACTGTCTCAGCGCCTGCGCGTCCGCAACCGCCAGTTCTTCGCGAGGTCGGCATGACCACCGCACGCACCCTCAGAACGATATCCCGCGTCATCTCCAAGCACGCCTCTCGCAACCTGAAGGGTCGAGCGAAGAAGCGCCGTCTCGTCACGGCTCGCGAGCTGAAGGCCATCGCACGGCAAATCGATGCTGTTTCTACGGAGAGAAGGACATGAGCGTCGATCACTACACGCACGAAATGCCGGATTGGCCGATCGTCGTTTATCAGGCCATCGACGGGAAAATTCCTTTCGCGCCGTTCGTCGCCTATCCCCTGATCCCGACCGAGGAGCGCACCAAGCAGGGGCTCAAGCGCTCGATGCTGGTGACGGTGCGCTGCGCTGGCCAGACGGCTGAAGAGGCTCGCGAGGCGGCCCGTCAGTGGATCGTGGCGGAGGTCGAGAAGAACCGCGCCAAGACCGACAATATCAAGGCCGGGGCTGAGAAGCGCCGCCAAACGCGGGAGGCTCAGTCATGACCACCCTCGCCACCGCAGCCAAGCTCGCCGCCTTCAGCTTCTTCATGGGCTCTGTCGGCGCCTTCATCTCGATTTGGGGAGTGTGAGATGCCCACCGGATACACCGCAAAGGTTGAAGACGGCTCGGTCACCGAGCTCCGCGACTATATGCTGATCTGCGCCCGTGCTTTCGGCGCCCTGATCATGATGCGCGACGATCCGATGGATGCGCCCATCCCGACGAAGCTGGAGCCTGATACCGGCTATTACGACAAGCGCATCACGGAGCTGACGGCGGACATCGCCAAGCTATCGGCCATGTCGGCTGACGATGTGCTGACGGAATCTCTAGCCGCGAATAACGAAGCGCGGCGGCGTCACCGTGAGTACGAGGCCGAAGATCAGCGGCGTCTGGAGCGTCATCAAGCGATGGCGGCCAAGGTCGAGAAGTGGCGCCCGCCCACTCGGGAGCACGTCGAATACAAGCAGTTCATGCTCCAGCAGCTTGAGGTGTCCTCTCAGCATCTCGGCAGCACGCTTGACCTGCCTGCGATGCCCATCGGCGAGGAATGGCGCGCGAAGCGTCTCTCCGATCTACAGTCGCAACTGGCCCAAAACCAGCGGAACCGAGACCAGGAGATCGAGCGAACGGCAGGCCGCCAGAAATGGCTTGATGCCCTGCTCGCCTCGCTGCCGGGAGAGGTGTCGGCATGACCACGACCATCATCGGCATCTCCATCGCCATCACGATCATCGCCTGCATCCTCCGCTTTGCGGTCTGGATCTTCTGGCCTCGGAAGGTGGACGAGACAGATCCCCTCTCCGAGCCTCATGGAGATGTGGTGAATGCTCCTAGGAGGTCAGTATGAGGGATGGCATCCGCGAGACTCCCCAAGAACCTAGCGGCGTTGGCGCTGCCATGGTCTCGACGAGAGAGCATGTTGAGCGCTTCTGGCACTACCTTGAAACCGAGACAGTTCGCATTCTTGTCGATCTCCGCCGGGAAATGGGCAACGGCTGCGTCTATCATGACAGCTCGTCGTTCCCCGATGATGTGGCAAAGGCACTCGTAGCCGATCGCAGGGCCCGGCCCTCGGTCAAGCCGCTTCAATGGACCCATTTTAGCAATGGGAATGCATCGGCTCGGACTGATACCGGGTTGCTGTATTTCGCGCATCCCGATGGCTCGTGCCGGCTTTGGAACGGGCCATCGGTCAAGGGTGGGGCCACGCTGGACGAAGCCAAAGCCGCAGCTCAGGCCGATTACGAGCGGCGTATTTTGTCGGCTCTGGAGAACCGGCCTGTAGCGCTCGCGGATGCCAACTCCAAATCCCCCATACAGGCAAGGGAAGAGTAGATGGCTGCTCCTCTCATCGACATGAAGGAAGCCGCCGGCTCGCTGGGCATCTGCGAGCGCCAGTTGCGCAAGCTCATCAAGGGCGGTGAAGTTGCCGCGATCAACATCGGCACAGGAGAGCGGCCATCCTGGCGTCTCTCGCCGGCTGATCTAGAGGACTTCATCGCACGCAGGAGGCACGTTCAATGCCCGCCGTCAGAGGCATCTACCTCGACACCAAGACAGGCATCTACCAATACGATTTCCGGGTACGAGGTCATCGATTTCGCGGCTCTACGGAGAAAACGGAGAGACGCGACGCAGAGAAGTTCGTCCGCGCCAAGCGGAAGGAAGCCCAAGCAATCGCCGCGCAGGACTCGGGGGACAAGCCGATGACCTTCGCCGTCGCCTCCTCCCGCTGGTATGGCGAGAAAGGCAGCAAGCGCGAGCGCACGGGCGAGGTCGACCGCTATCTGGATTGGCTTCAGACCAAGATCGGCAATTCGACGCTGGTCGCGAAGATCGACAACAACGTCATCGCCCGGCTGGTGCTCCAGCGGCAAGCCGAGGGCGTGGCGAACTCGACCGTCAACCGGACGGTGCTTGAGCCGCTGCGCGCCATCCTGCGCCGCGCGGCGCTCTGGGGGCAGACTGTTGCCCGCATCGAGTGGAAGGAACTGCTGCTCGACGAGCCGAAGGAGCGCGTTCGCGAGCTATCGGACTCCGAAGAGGAGAAGCTGTTCGCCAATGTGCGCCCAGGCTACCGGCCGATCCTGCGGTTCGCTGTACTGTCTGCTCTTCGCCGCAACGAACTGCTGGCGATGCACTGGGAGCATGTCGACTGGGGCGGCCGGCGCCTTAATCTGATGGGCAAGGGTGAGGTTATCGGCTTCATCCCGCTATCGACCGAGATGGAGCGAGTTCTGCGCAGCGTCATCCCGGAAGGCGAGACAAGCCCGACAGGGCCGGTGTGGTTATACCGCCCTGCCCGGCATGAGGAAGGCGCCGACAATCTGACGCCTCGCCCGATCACGCATGAGGGGCTGAAGACTGAGTTCCGTCGCGCTCGCAAGAACGCCGGCATGAAGTCGAGCCGCGAAGACCCGCTGATGGGCTACCGCTTCCACGACAACCGGCACACCGGCATCACCCGCCTGGTGCGCGATAGCGGCAATCTGAAGCTCGGCCAGAAGCTAGGCCGGCATGCCTCGATCGCGACGACGATGAAGTATGCCCACGCTACCGAGGACGATCTGCGCAAAGCGCTCGACGCCGCGCATTCTTCCCGCGAAAGTTCCCAGACTGACAACGGCGCTCTCGAAAACAACAAGGAAATCAAGAGGATCGTATGATTAGGCAATCTGCTCCCAAAGCAGATGCGCTACCGGGCTGCGCTATACCCCGACGAGGCATCTCAAACGTTGCGGTTCGCTATCATGCCACAGGCTGAAACCGCAAGCGAAAGCCAATCGCGCGAAACCAAGTCTGTGTAGCGATATGGTGGCTGCCGCCTTCGTCAGCGCTTGAACAGGGCGTGCTCCACCTTGTCGCCCGCCTTAATGCCGAGCTGCTTGCTGACGCCACCATTGATCTCCAACACAGAGAGCACCGGCTCGCCCGAGGGAATCGTGCGCGTCGAAAGCGGCTCGGTGCGCTCGGCGATGCGCGCGATCGTGCCGTCCGCCCGGATGAACAGCATGTCGAGAGAGATGTAGGTGTTCTGCATCCACATCGCCACCGGCTCGGTGGCGGCGAAATCGAACAACATGCCGCGATCGGCTGGCATGTAGTTGCGGAACATCAGGCCCTTGGCCCGCTGGTCCGGCGTGCGCATCACCTCGACCTGGAAGGCATGGCGCGTGCCGCCACTGACGATGACCAGCGATTCGAGGCCCGCTCCACCAGCCGCGGCGGGCTGGCCCTGCGCCTGCAATCCGGCCGGGGCGAGTGCGATCAGCGCCAGCATGACAGCGGCGAGAGCGGTTCTGACGGCATGCATCGCTTTGGACTCCGTGGCGGCCATGGCTTTCGTCCTCTAGGAGCGGCCGATGGCAAATCTTCGGCAGATGGCCGCGTTCGCCGCCTTTCGGTCAAGCCTTTCGTCATCATATGAATGCGGGATGCCAGGCTGCACCGGCTGACGGCTTTCTTTCGCCATCCGCTTGCGGCAGTTTCGCCGGACAAAGAACCAGGAGATACCCATGATCGCTGCGCGCCCTCGTCGGACGACGCATCTCGCCGGCACGGCTCTGGCCGCCGTCTTCCTGACCTTCGCGTCCTCGGCCTGGGCCGCCGATTTCCAGCTCGACAACGTCAAGATCGACCTCGGCAAGCTGGTGATCAACGCGCCGAAGATCGCGGTCAAGGGCTCGACCCTGGAGAAGGATGCCTTCCTGGCCCTGTTCACCGGCACCGGCGAATCGGCTGCCGGCCGGGCGGCCAAGCTGAACGCGGCCGAGATCAGCGCGCCGGAACTCTCGCTGGTGCAGACGGTCGGTGACCAGAAGCAGACCACGACCTATCGCGACATCCGCCTCACCGATATCCGCGAGGGCAAGGTCGCCCGCGGCGAATCGACCAGCGCCAGCATCACGGCCGACGGCGCCGCCACCGGCCCGATGAAGGGCGAACTGAAGCGCACCGCCTTCGACGCGTTCGACCTGCGCCAGATCACCCGCGTGCTGACCGAGAAGGCCGCGCCCGGCGCCACCGAGGCAATGCTGCCGATCATCGGGAATTTCGAGCAGGACGGCTACAACCTGGACATGGGCAAGGCCGGCAAGATGTCGCTCGGCCGCACCACCGCGCGCGGCTTTGCCGCCAAGGTCGGCCCCGAGCCGCTGCTCGACGTGATGTCCCGCCTCGCGGCGGCCAGCGAGGAGGTCGAGCGCAAGCAGGGCGACAAGAAGGCCGATGCCGACAAGCCCCCTGCCAAGACCGAGGCCGAACGGCAGCTCGGCCTCTCCGTGCTCGCGCTCTTCGACATGTTCGAATACGGCAGCGGCGAGGCGCGCGACCTCGTCATGAATGTGAGCCCACCGCCGAAGGCCGGCGCCAAGGGTGACCCCGTCGACATGCGGATCGCCCGCATGGCCTTCGGCGAGAGCACCCCGGCGAAATCCGGCTTCGTCATGGAAGGCTTCCAGTTCCGTTCGGGCGAGGCCAAGGGCGGCATCGATTCGATCGGCTATTCCGGCTTCGCCTTCGGCTCCGTCATCCGCGAATTGCGGGCCGCGCTGGCCGAGCCGGACAAGCCGATCGACGAGGTCGATTTCCGCCGCTTCATCCCGACCCTTGGCACGATCCGGCTTGCCGGCATCTCGATCGACGCGCCCGCGATCATCACCGGCAAGGAACCGGTCAAGATTTCGCTCGGCACCTTCGAGATCAAGGCGGGCGAGCAGCTCAACGGCATCCCGACCAGCCTGGCGCTGACGATCAACAACCTCGTCACCCCGGTTTCCGAGGCCACCGGCAACCCGGCCGCCAAGGACATGATCGCGATGGGCATCCGCACGCTCGACCTCTCGGCCAAGCTCGACCTCGCCTGGGAAGCGGCGAAGAACGAGATCGCGATCCGCACGCTCTCCTTCGGCAGCGCCGGCCTCGCCCAGATCGAAGCCTCCGGCACGCTCGGCAACGTCACCAAGGACCTGTTCGCCAGCGATCTCGCCCTCGCGCAGGTCGCCGCGCTCGGCGCGACCGCCCGCAACCTGCAGGTCAAGCTGCAGAATTTCGGCCTGGTCGAGAAGCTGATCGAGAACGAGGCGCGCAAGTCCAAGCGCAAGGTGGAGGATGTCCGCCAGCAGTTCACGATGGTCGCGAGCCTCGGCCTCGCCGCGATCCTGGGCCCGTCCGACGGCGCCAAGAGCGTGGCCGCTGCCGCCTCCCGCTTCGTCGCCAAGCCGGGTACGCTCACCGTCGCCGCCAGCGCCCGGTCGGCCGCAGGTCTCGGCCTCGCCGACATCATCACCATGACCGAGCCAACGGAGATCTTCGAGAAGATCGACCTCAAGGCCGATGCGCAGTGACGACCGGGGCGCTGTAGCGCCCGAGGACAGCGACTGGCGCCCATCAGGCCTCGAGGCCTGGTGGGCGGGCCTGCCGCAAGTGCCCCGCGGCTGGCTGCGCAAGCGCGTGAACCCCGACAACCAGACCCGGCTCCATCTTGCGAAGCTCGTCGCAAGGCGGCCGGGGCAATTCACGATCAGCCCCTACACCTATGGCCGCCCGAAGGTGCGCTTCCCCGAAAGCGGCGCGCGGCTCGTCATCGGGCGCTATGGTTCGATCGCGGACGGGGTCGAGATCCTGCTCGGCGGCAATCATCGCCTCGACTGGGCGACGACCTATCCTTTCCCCGCCCTGCCCCGGCTCTGGCCGCAGGCCGCCGGGATGACCGGCCATGACACGACCCGCGGCGATGTCGTCATCGGCCACGATGTCTGGCTCGGCTCACAATGCATGATCATGTCCGGCGTCACCATCGGGCACGGCGCCGTAGTCGCGGCGCGCTCCGTCGTCACGCGCGACGTGCCGCCCTATGCGATCGTTGCCGGCAATCCGGCCCGCGTAGTGAGGCATCGCTTCGACGAGGCGCGGATCGCATCCCTGCTCGAAACAACCTGGTGGAACCGGCCTCGCACCGAGATCGAACGTCTGATCCCGCTTCTGCTCTCCGAGCGGATCGACGATCTGCTGGAAGCGCTCAGGAAGCGCCCATCAACCGGCGCTTGAGCCCGAGCGCCGGCTTCTCGATCAGATACCAGGACAGCGCCGCCACGACGACGGTCACGGCGAGCGACGGCCAGAGCAGCGCCACCGCCCCAAGCGACGGGAACAGCGCATGCAGCGCCTGCTGCACCGGCCAGCCATAGAGATAGACGCCGTAGGACAGGTCGGCAGGCGGTTCCACCGAGCGCCGTGTCAGGGCCGGCGCCAGCGCCAGCACGAGAACGCCCCAAGCTGTGACGAGGTAAAGCGCCGCCTTGTATAGCGGCGTGAAGGACAAGGGCACCAGCGCGAGCAGCGCAACGACCAGCAACGGCAGCGAAAGCGGAATCGTCTCGCGGTAGAGATAGATCACGCCCCCGGCAAGGAAGATCAGCGGCAGGCGCAGCGCCGTCTCCGTGCCCTTCGCGCCATGCGGCGCCATGACCTCGCGCAGGACGACGGCCAGCGTCAGCGCCAGCAGGGCCGCCAGCACAAGACGCGGCCGCGCCAGTATCCCCGCAAGCCCCGCGACGAGCACGCCGAGATAGCAGAGCGTCTCGTATTTCAGCGTCCACACCGTCCCCAGCGGGAAGGGCAACGGGTTGGTCTCGAAGACGCCCGGCAAGGCCGCCGCGCTCTTGAAGGTGGTGAGCGTCCCCGAGATGAAGCGCCACAGCCGCGGATCGCTGAAATAGGCGGATCGGTCGAGCGTCGTCATCGCTGCGCCCAGCACGAGTGCGACGATCAGCGTCGCCGCGATCAGCCCCGGCGCGATCCTGAGCAGGCGCGCGACGACATAGTCGCGCCAGCCGCGCCTGACGAAGCTCATCGTCACCAGAAAGCCGGAGACGGCGAAGAAGCCATTGACCGCGTGCTCCCCCAGCGTGAAGCCGGTGGTCTGGAACCAGGGCTCCTGCTCCACCCGCCCATCGGTGACGCTGAAGGCATGCGACACCACGACGGCGAGCGCCATCACGAGCCGGAGCAGGCCGAAGTTATTGTGCGGATTGGCAAGCGCCTCCGCGACCGTGAACCGCGGCCCGCTCATGGCATCTCCCCCAGCCCCTCATGGGCGAGCGCCGTCTCGCCGCGCCGCCAGGCGCGCGCGCCGGCAGCCGAGCCCGCATGCGCGAACATCTTCTCGCGCTTCAGCAGCAGCCCGTAGCCCGCCGCCTTCCCGGCATTCTCCAGCATCCGGATCGGCCCCGGCCCGGCGAGCCCGTATTTCCGGGCGATATAGTGTTCGGACCAGGCGAGGTGCCAGCGCGCCTTGAAGCGTCGCTGCGGCGACGGCGCCGTCGAGCGGCCACGGCCATGGCGCGCCTCGGCTTGATGGACATGGACGAGCGCGTGACCGGCATCGCGCATGCGCCGGCACAGATCGTCATCCTCGTAGAACAGGAAGATCGCGGGGTCGAAGCCGCCGAGCGCAACGAAAATCTCGCGCCGGATCAGCAGGCAGGCCCCCGACAGGAAGGGAAGGCAGGCATCGCCTTCCGGGATCGTCATGGCGCCGGAGCGATTGAGATGCGGAGGCGAAAGCAGCGAGCGCGGCTGCAGGAAGATGCGGCCGGACGGCTCGACGATGCGCGGCGCCAGCATCCCGGCATCGGGATAACGTTCCGCCGCTTCCAGCAGCGCAGCGGCAGCACCCTTCGTCAGCTCCAGATCGGGGTTGACGATCAGCACATAGGGCGTGTCGGCCGCCGCGACGCCGATATTGTTGGCGCGGCCATAGCCCTCGTTGCGGGCATTCGCGATCACCCGCGCGCCCTTCGCCGCCGCGATCGCGCGGCTGGCGTCGCCGCTGGCATTGTCGACGACGATGGCGGGCACGCTCTCCCCGGCCAGCGCATCGAGGCAAGCGGGCAGGACCTCGGCGCTGTCATAGCTGACGACGATGGCGGTGATGGCGGCGGCGGGCATTGCCGCCTTGTGGCCATGTCGGGAGGCCGGAAGCAAGCGATTTCAGCGGCGTGCAAGCGCGCCGATCTCGCCCTTGATCCGCTCGCGCTCGCTCGCCTCGCAGCGATGCGGCACTTTGTAAGATTTCACGGCATAGCCGGCATTGGCCGCGACGAAGCGCTGCCGCTCCTGTCGATCGAGCCGGGCGATGATCCGGTCGCGATCGACCGGCAGCCCGCAATCATAGGCACGCGAGACGGTGGCTGCGGCGTATTCCACCGTGCCGGGCATCGGCCCTGCGACGGTGCAGGCGCCGAGCGCCGCGCACAGAGCCGTTGCAGCGGCGAGCTTGGGAGGCAAAGGCATCGGCACGGCGCGGCTCAGAGCTTGTCGAACTCTCCGGCGCGGATGCGGCCCATCCGTGCCTTCAGTTCCGCCCGCTCTTCCGCAGTGCAGGGCTGCGGCCTGACGCCCTGATTGACCATCTCGGCCTCGGAGACGCCGACATAGGCTGCACGCGCCGCCGCGATCTGCTGCTCGTCGGCGCCGCGCGCCTTCTCGGCCGCGAGGAAACGGTCGAGCGTCGAGCGCTGCGGCGAGCCCGCCTTGCAGGTTGTGGCGCGCGACACCGTCGTCGCCAGCGCAGAGGCACGGCCGGCGCTGCTGTCGCCGGCAGCGACGCAGGCGCCCAGCAGCGGCGCAAGAAGGCAGGCGAGCGGCAGCGCCCGCCCGATCGGCAGCAGAGCCATGGAGGTCAGCCGTTCTTCTCGGGAGCGTTGATCCGCAGATGCGCCTCGCGCAACTGCTTCGGCGTCGCCTCGGCCGGTGCCCCCATCAGCAGGTCGACGGCCTGCTGGTTCATCGGGAACAGCGCGACCTCGCGCAGGTTCGTCGCCCGCGCCAGCAGCATGATGATGCGGTCCACGCCGGCCGCCATGCCGCCATGCGGCGGGGCGCCGTACTGGAACGCGCGATACATGCCGCCGAAGCGCTCGATCACCGTCTCCTCGCCATAGCCGGCGATCTCGAAGGCCTTCACCATCGCTTCCGGCTTGTGGTTGCGGATGCCGCCCGAGGCCAGCTCGAAGCCGTTGCAGGCGATGTCGTACTGGAACGCCTTGAGCGAGAGCGGGTCTTCCTCGGTCAGCGCCTTGAGGCCGCCCTGCGGCATCGAGAACGGGTTATGCGAGAAATCGACCTTCTTCTCGTCCTCGTTGTACTCGAACATCGGGAAATCGACGATCCAGGCGAAGGCGAAGGCGTTCTCGTCGATCAGGTTGAGCTCCTGGCCGACCTTGTTCCGGGCGCTGCCGGCGAACTTGTAGAACTTGTCGGGATCGCCCGCGACGAAGAAGCAGGCATCGCCGCCCTTCAGCCCCATCTGCTTGATGATCGCGGCGACGCGCTCCGGCCCGATGTTGTTGGCGATCGGCCCCTGGCCTTCGCCGTCTTCCTTGACCATCAGGTAGCCGAGGCCCGGCTGCCCCTCGCCCTGCGCCCAGGAGTTCATCCGGTCGCAGAAGGCGCGCGAACCGCCGCCCGGCGCGGGAATCGCCCAGACGCGGTTCTTCTCGCCTTCGAGAATGCGGGCGAAGATCTTGAAGCCCGAGCCGCAAAAATGCTCGGAAACGTCCTGCATGACGAGCGGGTTGCGCAGGTCCGGCTTGTCGGAGCCGTATTTGGCGATCGCCTCAGCATAGGGAATGCGGGGCCAGTTCTTCTGGACGCTCCGGCCCTCGGCGAATTCCTCGAACACGCCGGTGATCACCGGCTCCATCGTCGCGAACACGTCCTCCTGCTCGACGAAGCTCATCTCGACGTCGAGCTGGTAGAACTCGCCCGGCAGGCGGTCGGCGCGCGGGTCCTCGTCGCGGAAGCAGGGCGCGATCTGGAAGTAGCGGTCGAAGCCCGCCATCATCAGCAGCTGCTTGTACTGCTGCGGCGCCTGCGGCAGCGCGTAGAACTTGCCGGCATGCAGGCGGCTCGGCACCAGGAAGTCGCGCGCGCCTTCCGGCGAGGACGCGGTCAGAATCGGCGTCTGGAACTCGGAGAAACCCGAATCCTTCATGCGGCGGCGCATCGAGTCGATGACCTTGGTGCGCAGCATGATGTTGTTGTGCAGCTTCTCGCGACGCAGATCGAGGAAGCGGTACTTGAGGCGCGTGTCCTCGGGATATTCGAGATCGCCGAAGACGGGCAGCGGCAATTCGGCGGAAGGACCGAGCACCTCGATACCGGTCGCGAAGACCTCGACCGCGCCGGTCGGCAGGTTGGCGTTCTCTGTGCCGGCAAGACGGGCCTTGACCTTGCCGTCGATGCGCACGACCCATTCTGAGCGCAGCGTCTCGGCATCGGCAAAGGCCGGCGAATCAGGATCGATCACCACCTGCGTCATGCCGTAATGGTCGCGCAGGTCGATGAAGAGCACGCCGCCATGGTCGCGGATGCGGTGGCACCAGCCGGAGAGGCGGACATTCTGGCCGATATCGCTGTCACGGAGCGCGCCGCAGGTGTGGGAACGGTAGCGATGCAGGGTCACGGGCGTGTCTTTCGGAAATGCGTCGGAGGCCGGCGCAACGCGCCAGCCGCAGCTTGCGGCTAACCACACGCGCGCGCCCGAAATGTCAAGAACGCCCGCGACATCCCGCAGGAGCGCTGCTAGCCTCCCATCGACGTATCCGGACAGCGTGTGAGAAAGTCGATATGGTCCGATTGGCAACCACGAAGCTGCTGGCAATGCTTGCTCTTGCCGCCATGCTGCTTGTCTTTGCAGACGCCTCCGCGCTGGCACAAAGCCGTGGCAGCGCCTATAGCGCCGGCCTGAACATTGCTCGCGAACGCGGCTACGCCAACCCGCGCTGCTTCGCCGGAGTTTTCGCCCAACACGCGAGGCCACATCCGGATGGCCGCCGGAATCACTGGGTCGCCGGCGCCGGACAAGCTTACCGGGGCGAATTGTGGAGCCAGTGCGGCATCAGCCGCTGACGGGTTCGAGACTCGACGAAAGCCTGCTTCCTCCGCTAAGCCGAAACCATGCATCTCATTTCCGATACCGCCGCGCTCTCCGCTGCCTGCGACCGTCTCGCGACCCACCCTTTCGTCACGGTCGACACCGAATTCCTGCGCGAGACGACCTATTATCCCAAGCTGTGCCTGATCCAGCTCGCCTCGCCGGATGAGGCCGTGCTGGTCGATCCGCTCGCGCCGGAGCTCGACCTCGCGCCCTTCTTCGCACTGATGGTCAACGAGGCCGTGGTAAAGGTCTTTCACGCCGCGCGGCAGGACCTCGAAATCGTCTGGCTGCTCGGACGCGTGCTGCCGACGCCGCTCTTCGACACGCAGGTCGCCGCGATGGTCTGCGGCTATGGCGACTCGGTCGGCTACGAGCAGCTAGCCAACGACCTCGCCAAGGCGCGCATCGACAAGTCCTCGCGCTTCACCGACTGGTCGCGCCGCCCGCTGACCGAGGCGCAGCTCTCCTATGCCGAGTCGGACGTCACCCATCTGCGCGACATCTACCTCGCCCTGAAGGCCGATCTCGATGCCAGCGGCCGCGAAAGCTGGGTCGCCGAGGAGATGTCCGTGCTGACCTCGCCGGCGACCTATGAGGTCAAGCCAGAGAATGCCTGGCAGCGCCTCAAGGGCCGCATCCGCAAGCCGCGCGAACTGCCGAACCTGATGGAGATCGCCGCCTGGCGCGAGCGTGAGGCGCAGACCCGCGACGTGCCGCGCCAGCGCGTGCTCAAGGACGACGCCATGATGGATATCGTCCAGCGCGGCCCGCGCTCGGTCGAGGCGTTGGCCGAACTGCGCTCGGTCCCCAACGGCTTCGAGCGCTCGCGCAGCGGCGCCGAGGTCCTGGCCGCGATCGAGCGCGCCGCCGCCATCGATCCCAAGACCCTGCCCCGGCTGGAGCGCGAGCGCGGCCGGCCGACCAATGCCGCCGTGCTCGACCTGCTCAAGGTCCTGCTGAAGGCCGTCGCCGATGCCGAGCGCGTCGCGCCCAAGATCATCGCCTCCAGCGACGATCTCGACGCGATCGCCTCCGACGATCTCGCCGAGGTGCCCGCCCTTCAGGGCTGGCGCCGCGGCGTCTTCGGCGAGAAGGCGCTGGCGTTGAAGAACGGCTCGCTCAGCCTGCGCATCCAGCGCGGCCGGGTGGTCGTGGGCTGAAGCCTGACTGAATCAAGCCCTGAAGAACCGCGCTCAGGTAGCTGATCCGATTCGCGATTTCGCGGCGGATCAACTGCTGCCGTAACTCTTGACCAACGAGCCCGCGACCAGACCCCAGCCATCGACCAGCACGAAGAAGATCAGTTTGAACGGCAGCGCCACCGTCACGGGCGGCAGCATCATCATGCCCACCGACATCAGGATCGAGGCCACGACGAGGTCGATGATCAGGAAGGGCACGAACAGCAGGAAGCCGATCTCGAAGGCACGGCGCAGCTCCGAAATCATGAAGGCCGGAATCAGCACCTCGACCCCGATATCCTGCGGCGTTTGCGGACGCGGCCCCTGCGACATGTCGAGGAACAGCGCCAGGTCCTTCTCGCGGACATGCCTGAGCATGAAGGTCTTGAAGGGCACGACGCCGCGATTATAGGCCTCCTGCGGCTGGATCTGCCCGGCGACCAGCGGCTGGACGGCCGTCGTGTAGGCCTCGCGCAAGGTCGGCGCCATCACGAAGCCGGTCAGGAACAGCGAGAGCCCGAGGATCACGGCGTTCGGCGGCGCGGTCTGCGTGCCGAGCGCCGAGCGCAGCAGCGACAGCACCACCACGATCCGGGTGAACGAGGTCACCATGATCAGGATCGACGGCGCCAGCGACAGAACCGTGATGACGGCGATGAGCTGGAGTGCCCGCTCCGCCACGCCACCGCCCTGCCCGAGATCGAGCGACAGGGTCTGCGGCAGCGCCGGCACGCTCTGGAGCACGAGCACCAGCGCGGCCGCCGCCAGGGCGCGCCCGCCTCGAAACCGTCTCGCTCGTCCGCCGATGAATGTCACGCGCGCCGCCACAGCCCGACTCAACCGACCGGGCGCCGACGAGGCTAGCCACGCGAAAACGCCGCGCAACCGATGCGCGGCGTCATAAGGCCGGATGGCCGACAATCCTGTTGATGGCCTGCCGCCCGAAGGCGCTCAGGCGTGCGCTACGGCCTCAGGGCTTGGCCTTCGGGTCGCGGCCAAGCAGCCGGGCGAACTCGGCTTCGATCGCGTCCACCGAGAACGGATCGATCTCCTTGGTCGCGGGCTGGGCCGGCTTTTCAGGCTCGGGCTGCGGCTTCGGAGCTTCGACCGGAGCCGGCTCCTCGACCATCACGACAGCCTCTTCTGCCTCGATGACCAGCTCGTCCTCGACGGCCGGCTCATCCTCGAGCACCGGGGCCGGCTCCGGAAGATGCACCTCGGCGGGCGCCGGCTCGAAGGGCTTGGGTTCCGGCGCCTTCTGGATCGGGCGATCCAGCGCCAGCCCCAGCGCTGCGGCGAGCTCCGCCTCGACATCGCTCGGGATCGGCTTCTGCCGCGGCGGCGCGACCGGAGCCGGCGCGACGACGATCTCCGGCACGATCTCAGGCTCGGGCGCCGGCGGCTCGACGATCGGTGCGGCAGCCTTCACCGGCGGCGCCTTCTCCTCGACGACAGGAGCGGGAGAGAGCTTTTCGGTGACGAGAGGCGGCTCCACGGCCGGCGCAGCAACCTCCGGAGCCTCATCGGCGGGAAGATTCGCCGGGCGGACGGCGGAGAACGGCCGCTTCAGCGCCTCCTCCAGCTGGCGCGTCATGTCGTCGAGCTCGCCGGCACTGACGGCGGGCTGCGGCGCATGTTCACGCGCGAAGCTCGGCGCCGGCCCGGTGGTGACGGGCGGTACCGGCATTGCCGGCGCGGCGGGCTTGGCGGCCGCGGCGACCGCCTCTGAAGCGGCGACACCGAGCGCGGCGGCGCTTTATTAAGTTTTTCAACAATATGAATTGGTAGCCTGATTGTTGGC